TCCTTTATGTTGGCAATATTAGGTTTTTAAATTCTGTATGCACTTGCTTGTTAAAGTGTCCTTCGCGACGCATACCATAGTTGTGATGTTGTTTTGCCCATTGACTAAAACTAAACGTATCGAACTTATAGTAATGTTCGTCAAATGCTTTATCTATTAAAATGTTAGGTCTAATTTTAAGTCCTCTGTTCCATTCATGAACGTTATTATGCATAAAGTATTTGATGTTATTTGATTCACAAAAGTTCTTTACAAGCATTATATAACCAAACCATTTTTCGTGTTCTAGGTCTTCGTCCCAAAGAAACTGAGCACAAAACATTTGTGCATCGTCACCAAAATTACAAACTAGTTCACCGTTGCCGTCTTTCATCCATTTAGTAGTATTCGGGTTAACAAAGTTGGTTCCAAACATTTCAATTTCAGTTGATAGCATACCAAGTGGAGGCCATGCTCCAATCTTTTTTAAATTTTTAATTTCTTCTTTTGCTGTAATTTCTAATCTGTTAATACCACTCCAACCTACTATAACAAATACTTTAGAAAGATCTTGTCCTTCCTGTTGAAGTTTCATTAAATCTAATACAGTTGTACGTGCAATCCATTCATTAGGCGCACCAGGCAATGCACTGTTCATATTATTTGCAATACCTAGATCATCTGTAATTTGCATTGGATAAGCATGGTATTTGTTTTCTTCGCTAACGTTAGCATCACCTAAAATTTCCATTCCGTGTGTAAAACTATCACCACAAGCATAAACTAAATCAAACATTTTTTCACCTATAATTAAACGTTATTACAAACCTATATCCAGGCTGTCTTGGACTGCTACTGCTATGATATTGTAGTCCGTTAAATGTAATTAGCGTATTTTCTTGTGGCTTAACAGTGTTTTGAACTGTGTAGTTTTTAGCCGTTGTAGGGTAAAACTCGTTGTAAAACACAGTTGGAGCATCGCTATTGTTTACGTAAAATAAACTAGTTGTATGTTCAGTTTCAAAGTCAACGTGCGGAGAATGATATTCATTTTCTTTTTGTCCTGAATAAAATATAAATCCTACACGACAACGTATAAGTTGCTTATTATTTAAATGTTCTAAAATAGGATTTAACAAATATGCTAGACTTGGATTTTCTAATTTATTATCGTCAAACACAGTTGTACTAAACCCATATTCCATATTTCCGCTTCCGTAAGCAACGTTATGATTAAACGTCCACGGAATAAGATTGCTAGTTAAATTTTGTTGTAGCAATAACAGATCTGTTTTTTCTAGTACGTTTTCCTTAATATCAATCATTGAAATATGTCTTTGCTACTACTTCTATTTTAAGTTTATTTGTTTCAATACTGTTTATAATTTGTTTTAGTGTATATATTCTACCATACTTTCTAACAGCATCATTAACATCTTTTATGTCTTTATCCCACGGCGGAAAACTAACACACCAACCATAGTGCAATGCACTTTCTACAAGATCCTGTCCTGCTTTATCTCTATCAGGAACAACAACTACTTGCCGTTGTAAACTGTTAATTAACATTGCTTGTTGATCGCTGATGTCATTACGTAGTACAGCAACACCGTCAATTGAAATAGCATCAATTGGTCCTTCAACAACAAAACAATAACGTCTATAATAGTTTTGTCTATCTAAATTAAAAACATACCCCGGTTGGCTATCTGTAATATATTTGGGGGAGCCGTCTCCTATCTTTCGAGCAGTGTATCCGACTATGTCCCCTTGATAATAGAATGGTATAATCAGCCTTGACTTATATGAACCCTCTGGAGTCCACATAAAATCATAATCATCTACCATCAGGCCTCTGCCTAAAATATATTCAACGGCTCCTATGAATTCTGATTCTAAGTCTTCAGGTTTAACATCATCTCGTCTTAACCTGTCTGCTATTAGACTAGCCCCTGACGCAAGTTTCTTAGTTTCAAATGTTGGTGTAATAATTACGTGTTCATCATTTGAATTCTCTTTTAATTTTAAAGCCTCAAGACTGATTCTTGTAATCTCAGAATCTGGCATACCTAACCATCCTAATAGTTTACGCATCTTATAAGATATGTTTCTACCAGGAACATAACTGGTTGTATACCCGCAGTTAAAGCAATGATAACTTATAGTACCATCACCATTAAACATCATACCACCACGCTTACGCTTGTCTGCACCTTCGCCATTGTGTATACAGCAAGGTGCATCAAAAGAAATCCACCCACTAGGAGTTTGTTTTCTTTTCGAAGGTAATGCGGCGGTGACACTAGATTGAATCGAATTCATACTAGTATTTTACGATCTTACGAGGACTTTGTCAAGTGTTCCGGTGTTCGAAATGGAAGGAATATGTTTAATTCTTAGCCAACTATATACTCCATTTACATTTATATAATTGGTTTCTGTAGAATTAGATAGTGCTACACTTTTAACTTCAACCCAATCTGTTCCATTACTAGGTTGTACATCAAGTGTTGCTTCAACGTATAAAGTTCCGTCATATCCAGTAGTTTCATATTGGATAGTATGCAATGGGTTTGCTCTTTTAAATCTTGCATTTGCATCAATATGACTGCTTGTGTATGTTGTTATATTTGTATCATAATCTGTAATACCACTAAACGTTGTAATACTATCGCTTTCAGTGTGCGTAGTAAAGCAGTTGTCTACAATAGCAATTCTACCACAAGCATCATGATATGTGTTCGTATATGTAGGTTTCTGAACATTATTTACTGTACGTTTGATAGAAAATCTATAAGTTTGTGATACTAGATCAACAGTATCGCTTTCGCTTAAATCTATTGTAATTACACCTTTAGTAGAACGTGTACTTCCGTCATCGACAACAGTCATCGACTTATTTAAAAACGTTGATCCTGTTTCCTTGTCTAGCAACATAAATGTGAATGTGTTTCCTGAACTAATGTCAATAGGTTTTTGGTCTTGATTTTTGACCGTAAATTTAAGGGTATTTGACACCCCCTTAAACACTTTTAAATCGCTTTGATACATAGGTGCATATCCTTGTTCTACTCCGGAGTCCAAATCACTGTAAATGGTACTACCGGTTTCATAAATATATATTGGTACTTTGAGCATATCATTGTGTCATCCTACTTGTATTTATATGAAAGACTATGGCAATTAGAAACGAAGAATTAGAACAATCAATACCGTTTATTAGCGGTATCAAACACGCAAACAACGAGTACGTTGGGATCATTATTAATCAAGATCACAGCGTCACAAGTATTTACGATCTTGCGAATTGCACTGACGAAGAAAAAACATTAATCTTACAGTGCGGTGAAGTATGGTGGTGGGAATCAAACAGAAAACTTCCTATTAACATTTTCCTTAAAAGAGAAATGCAGTTGTTCAAACACATGATTAAAAGTTTCAATACAAAAGATGTTGAGATACTTTTTGGTCCTGTTGTTAGATTACACGATATTGCACAAAAACGTGTTAAACGCAAAAGCATTCAACTAGTTCGTAAATTAAAGTAATTAGTTAAACTTTTCGTGTAGGTTAGCACAGTCTACACACAGTTCCACTCCCGGTACTACTTTTCTTCTTGCTTCAGGAATTTCATTTCCACACTCAATACATTCTTCTAAACTTGGTTTAGATTGCTTTTCACTCATCATATCTCTATGCTTTCGTAATGCGGCTTCGTTTTCAAATAGTGCGGCAACTTGTGCTACTTCTGCCTCTTCTTCGTTATTGTATTCAAAAATAAAATGTTCTTCGTTGTTATTATTCATATAGTTCTTCGCAAATTAAATTCATATGTACCACAATCGCATGAGCATATGCTACTGCGTGTGCTTTTTTAAAATAATAGGATCCGTCTTCAGGTTTCGTCCAAACGTTCTTCATCACCGTATCCCACGGTTGTCCAAGCAAACTCCTCTTCGCGGGACGTATAATCGCTAGTACCGCCGCCAGTTGCTCTATGCTCGTTGGTTTCATTTCTTTTAGAATGTCGCTGTGTTCTGCGACGTGAAATAAGTTGTTGCTGAAGTCTGGCTCGGTAAGTAATTCCCATAACGGTTCCTTTTGTAATAGTGTATTTAAATGATTTTCGTCTTTTACTTTCTCATAGATATGAACATTTAACATATCTATTTTAAAATATCCTCTTTCGTCTGCTTCTTTGTGATCGATAGTACAGATATCTGTAAAAGGATTGACAGGTGCATTATGAAAATAAATTCCTGTGTTGTGCTTTTTAAGAGTTCCTTTTTCTATTCGCGAGGCCTTAATGTGCTTGAAATTTTCTAGCACTTTTTCACGATCAAAAAAATCTAAATCAACATCAGGCAATGTTTGCTTCCTTTATTATTTCTTTTACTAGTTTAACATCATCTTTGTTATTTGTAAAGTGTTTTTTCCAATATATAATATCTAAAACAGGTTCAATAATATTCAAGTGTTCGTCGTTAAAACTTTCTAAAAGTTGAACACCTTCTGCAGAATTTAATAACATCCATGGACTAATACGACCATATCTAATATCATTAACTGCTCTATTATGATTTACATATTTGAAATAATCGTTATATGGTGCTTGGTTTTTATCTCCCCAATCCATCATAGTTTCTAACGAACGTTTAACTGCACCCTCTACAGGTTCTACTTTGATCATCTCAAATAGATATGTGTCATACAATTCATCACGACACCAATGATCTAATTTAACTCCGCTTTTAATTACAAAGTCAATAAATTTCTCTGGGTATATACAACTTACGTTTGTCACAAAACTACCAAATTTAACAAACGCATTATAGTAAGAACTTTTACAAAATTCTTCGTATGTTTTAGGTTTACTCTTTTGTACAGTTTGATAGAACTTATTAAATGTTAAAAAGCCAACTTGTACACGCTTTTCATCTTTTTGCAAATGTCGTCTCTTTGGTTCGCACAAGTGAGCAACAAGGGTCTTTTCTTTTTGAAACCCTTTGCCACAATGTACACACTCAAAGTCACGTTTATTCATTTGGATCACGTTCTTCCATATATTCTTTTTGTTCGCTTTTTGACATAATAGTTGATAAGGCTGTTGCATCGTCTACCTTCATATTAGGATTTTTATCTAGTACGTATTGTTCAAATTTATTCTTTGCTTGTTTCTTTGGAGCCGCAACATACTGATGGAAAAAGTTTTCATAAGCACCACACATTGCCATTAGTTTCCATAGCAGTCCTTTGTGATTTTTGCTTAATGTCCAATGATGCTTATTGACAAATTCGTTTGTCATTTCTAAATAATGTTCTTGGAAAAACTGATCGCCTTTTACATTGCTTACATAACGCATTGCAATAAACGGTGCAAATAACTTTTTATCGTCATCACTAAGTTTATTATACCAGTCTTTGTCTCTACGATCAACTGCTCGTAGCATTGCTTTTAAATCAAGAAACTTTTTCTTTTCAGCCATGCTTTACTCCTACAATATTCATACTCATTACAATTCTATTTTCACTTACAGTGTTTTCCTGTACTCTATGTGATAACCAAGCAGGAAATAATAATATATCGTTAGTATTACATTTTACTTCCTGCCAGAAGTCTTGTCTACTGAAATCTGCATGACTTCTTGGCATATATGTCCAACTTGAATGCAATGGATTTCTAAATTCAATATTTCCACTGTTTTGGGGTTTTTCTAAGTAGATACTTGCCGCCATATGTGCAGGACTATGATCGTGTTCAATTACGTATCCACCTTTATTAGTTATATTTGTCCAACTGTTCATTACTTCTAACGGAATATCTTGCATATCCCATTCTTTCCAAACTGATTCTACAACTGGTTGAAGCCATACCATAAAGTCGTGTAGTTCTTCCCACATATGTGGATCTTGGTCGTTATGATTAGCGTTTGTTTTTCCACCACCACGCATACTACCTGCATCTGATGGCATAAGCATTGTTTGTTTAGTAGCACGAACAACCGCAGATGAGAAATCTCCTGGATAAGTTGCTTTCCATACTAGCGTTGGTGTTGTGCTAATTGGTTGAATCATTTTCTTTACTCAAATCATAAACTGTTTTAATTTGTTTGAACATTTTTTGCAATGTTCTATTACCTTCGTTTGCCATTTCTTGCATTTCAATAAATTCGTAATTATCAATATGCCATTCAGGACAATGTGGTTCGCAAACAAGTACACGAGTCCCGGTATCAGTGTCACGTTCATAAACAGTTTCACCACCATCCGGAGACTCGTATATCTTGACCATATTATCCTTGTTCTTTATCTGCTAACTTGCCCTTAAGGTAGTTAAGTAGAACACCGTATGCTGGTAAGAAAATAATCAAACCAACTACAATTTTAAGAACAACTTGTGAGCCTGCAATTTCAACCCAATGTGTTGCCATATATTCATCAGCACTGTTATTAAATGCAACAGCGAAGAATGTATACGTGTCAATTACGTTAGCAACAATAGTTGATAATGCCGGTGCCGCCCACCATGCTTTTGTATATGCTTCTCTGATATATTGAAAAACATAAACGTCTAAAAATGTACCAATAGCATAAGCAGTTGCTGATGCAAAGCCAATACGTAGTGCTACACTTTCAGGTGCACCTTCAGCAAGTACTACTGCAATAGATCCAATAATGGCTAAAGGATATGCCGCCGCAATAGTTGCTCGTGCAATTGATTTACCTAACAATCTAACTGTTAAGTCAGTTGCTAAGATTACTAACGGGAACGTAAATGCCGCCCAAGTTAGTTTAACGCCTGCGATCTCAACTGGAATGTTGACTAGGGCGTTTGAGATTGTGATAACAACAACATGAAGAAATGCTAATTTCAACATCATTGCTTTATCAACGTCTTTAAAAAGTCCAAACATATTACTTCTTTCCTTTTACTATGGAGCCGACTGTTCGACGAACAATATCGTCATGATTAAATTCTGCCCAGTATAGTTCAAAAGCGACTCCATCTTCCAAACCTTCAAACTGGTGAATTTTGCCGGGTTTCACTTGCGTGAACTCCCCTGGACCAAGTATAGTTTCATCAACTAATCCATCTTGGTCATCCTGCCAAACACGGACAATCATCTTGCCCGATTCAACAAAGAATCCGTTCCATTTATATTTGTGTTCATGTTCTGAACATTTATACCCTGCCTTATATTCAATGCGATGAAACTCTAGTACACCATTTGCATGAATAAGTTCTGTTTGTCCCCATATCTTACCTGCCTTCATAGTCATTACCCTTTCTCCTTCTGTAATCGTAGACGTTCTTTAAAGTTATTAATTCTCCATCCTTTGTAGTTGTCTAGGCGATGAAGTTCCTCTGTTGTAATTAAATGATGATTAATTTTAATAGGTCTATTGCTTAAAGGAATTAGTTGAGCAACAGGTTCTCCTGGTTTAATTGATAATCTACTTCCTTGCGGTAAAAAGAAATTAAACTCAGCAACGTGTGTATATTTAAAATCAATTGTTCCAGGACTTGACCAATGACTTAAAGGATTTGATTGATGCCATGTTGGTTGTGTCCACAGCCATTCAATACTCTCGCTTGTTTTAATTCTCCAAGGTAGCGGAAACTTAATATGATGAAAACCTGGTTTGTGATCAGCATAGTCATCAGATGTATGACTGCTAGGTTGTTTGAATTTTTCAGGTAAGACATCAAAAGCAATTTTTCCGTCCATAAATCTTTGAACAACAAAACTTGCTGGACTAGGCATAATAATACCTTGTTTCATATAACCAATAATTGCTGGACAGGTTTTCATACCTGCAACATCTAGGTCCTGTACATGAACGTGTGGGTGATTGTCTTCTCTACTAGTAGGAAGTTTTTTCCACCACTCAGGAATAAACTTTTTTGATAAGTCTGGTTTAAACAAATCAAAAGAATGTTGATCGTCAGTATAAAAATCTACTGTTATTGGTTTTTTAAAAAACATATTAAAACAATAAACTGTAATCCAATGTTTCGCAAGACCTTGAAACTTCTTTTACAAAGAAAACACATTCAGGATTTTCTCCGTCATGTAAAGGCGTAGTTAGTAGTTGTCCTGCTTTAAGTTTAGGAAAATACCATTTTACATCTTGATAAACATTAACAACGTCTACTGGTGTAAAGTCTGGTCTAAAGCCTGTTAACGGATTAAAAGTATATGCTTCAAACCCTCTATCATTTAAACTTGTTAAAGGCAATACTTCTAAATCATTTCCTTCACTGCCACCAATTAGCATTGACCATTCTAACGGCATTTGTACTTGATGTTTACCTATTTGTAAAACAACTGCTGGCGATGAAAAACTTTCTAAATAGATCAACGGCATAAAGAAATAGTCTGGTTCTTTAGGATCACTGTTGTCTAAGACACTGTACCTAATATCTTCATTTATTTCTTTAGGAAGATTATTTAGATTAAACATTTTATTTTCTAGTGTTAGTATATTCATTTAATCAATTTCAATCCTTTCTATTGTAAAGGGGTAATTAGCCTCTTTATAAAACTTTTTACGTTGTGTAAGATGTCGTTTGGCATACTTACATCTGCTTGTAATGTCCCAAATTTGGACATGGTCTTTGTCCTCAGCCTTTCTAATTCCGCGGCCAATTGACTGAATAACACGTACAAAAGACTTACCAGGCTCAATAAGAATAAGGTTAAAAATGCGAGGAATATTAATGCCAACTGCGGCAACACCGTAAGTTGCAATAATAACTTTTTTATCAGCAGTTTTAACTTCATCATAATGTTCTTTCCTTGTGTCTGCTTTTGTTTCTCCACTAATGAAGACACTGTCATTAATATATGATTGTAGCATATTACCTGCAGAAAGTCTATCAACAAGTACCAAAGTATTGCCATTTTCGCTTATTTTGGCAATTAATTTTGAAACCCATTCCATTCTTTTTTCGTTTGTTGTTAAATATTTTAATTCTTCTTGGTATGATCTAAACTCTTGTACATCTTCAGTTTGAATAATGTTTACATCACATTGTGCAAGTACACCCTTTGCTTGTAGATCACTTGCACTAATGTTATTAATAACATCACCTAAACTTGCTCTAATGCCTTGAAACTCAAATTGCTCTTTAGGTATAGTACCTGTTAGTCCCCAGCGAATAGGAACGTGTGCAAAGTTTTGTGTAAGCAAGTTTTTAAGTACATCTGCTTTTGCTTGGTGTACTTCGTCAACAATAATACAACGAACATCTTCCATTGCTTCTTGGAAAGTCACTGCCGCTTCGTGATTCTTAGTTTTCTTGCTAAGAATGTTTAAACTTTGCCAAGTACAAATTGTATGAGTGTGACCCAACTCTTTTCTATCACCAAAGTACACACCTACGTCTAGGCCGCAATTGACATAGTCTTCTTCTGTCTGCGTCACCAACGATTTGTTAGGAACAATAACTAGGCTACGCCCATATGGTTCACATAAACGCGAAAGTGTAGCAGTGATAATAGTTTTACCTGCACCAGTTGCAACTTCTTGTAGTGCTTGTGGATTAGATAAAAAGTTATTAATAACTTCAAGTTGGTAGTCACGTAAACGAATAGGTTGTCCTTCTGCAGGATGTCCTTTAGGCCAACAAGTGTCACCCCAAAACTCTTCATCAATTGTTGCAAAGTTAAGTTGTGTTGGTTCACGCAAATCTTCTACTTCTACATATACTCCTTTGCTATCTAGTTCAACAAGAACTTCTTCAAGCATACTAATATATGTTGTACCACCTAGTCCAAAGAAACTTACAGTACCGTCCCATCGTCCTAGTTTATATGCAGGCAAATATCTTGCATACGGAATCTCATATTTAAATTTGTTTACAAGATGTTTACGCATTTGAAGATCAAGACCTTCAAACTTTACGTTTACTTCATCTTTAATAATAAGTTTACAAGATGCCACTATTGGTATCCCCTTTGTGTGTAAAATTTACAACTAACGGCTTGTTAGCAATATACGATTGTGTTTTATAATGACTTGGTTCCACAGGCAAATCAACTAAAACTAAATTTGGTTTTATATCATTTTTAACAAATGTTTTAGGAATCTTTTCATTTGTAATTAGTATTTTATTTGTAGGATCAAACAAATTAACACCCTTTTCTTTTATAAACGTGTTTGCTTCGTTGTCTTTTTTGTATCTAAAACACACAGATGTTTTGTTAGTTAAATTATGTAGTTCAAACATATTGATCCACTCATACAAACTATCAACATCAGTTGAACTAACAAGAATAACAGTTTGCTTACTTGCTTTGATAATGTTCATCAAGTCTGAACGTTTATGAACTTTTTTGTTAACAATATATTTGTTTTTATGATCTAACAATATTTTGTTAAGTGGATGGTTTTTTAATTGTACTGCAACGGCATCATCATAAACATAACAACCTAGCATTTTACTAAACATAATTGCTTGAGCAGGATCTGTAATACTTGCTAGTTCTGAAGCATACGGTTCAGGTATATTAACATTTTTAACAATAAATTTATTATCATGCGTAAGAACAGGATAATAGTCTAATCCGTCGTGCTTAATTTGTTTTGTTTTATCTTCAATTTTTTTAAGTTGAGGATCAATGTCAAACCCCTTACCTTTTGTAGCATTTAATAAAAACTGCACGTTTGTTTCATTAAGTTGAAACGACCACGATTTGTTTTCACCGTCATATACTCCTGCGGTATAACTAGGCTTCTTTCTTTTCTTAAATTTGTTAACTAGGTCAGCAATGAATGGACTTTTACAAACAATATACTCTCCATCAATGTGTAGTGTTTTTGTTTTATCAATAACTCTAAATGGTTTTGAAAAAGGTTTCTTTGTAAGTAATTCGTCTGTATCAAACCCATATTTTTTAAGAATTGGTTGATAATTTTTTACAAGTCTAACACCAATAGTTCCTTGTTTCTCAGTCAACGCAAGACCTCTTTCAAGTTGTTCAGAAAGACTTTTTACAATAGGCAAGTCGTATTGATTAATTGCTATTGTTGTTATTTCCCAAGAGTTAGTGTATCCAATACCACGTCCTCCAAGAAACATGATTGCGTCGTCGATTGTGTTAGTTGCCCCTTCGGGTAATGTGGAATTCACCATGACTATGTCACCAATGTTTATTAATTATATATCTTATATTATAACAGATTCCTATGAAAAGTCAACCAATTTTGGCATTAATCTTTCCAAAGGTTTTCCAGTTGCTATTTCTTCAACTGTCCATTCTGTATGTGCGTAATCGTTGAGCCATTGCTCTCTGTCGGGTTTGATTGGATTTACAATAGTATCAAATGTTTGATTAGCAACTGGCCATGCTAAACTACTAGGGCCAACAAAAGCAGGAACTCCACCTATAATACTTTGTATTCCTGGATTACTAGTCCAACTTACAACTGCGTGAGCATCTTTAAATGAAAAATCAAAATCATCATATGTGCCTGTAATGTGTATTGGTATTTGCCTGTATACATTTTTAAACTCGTGTTCAATGCCAGGCAATGTACAACGTGGATGTGGTCTAAAGTAAACAGTCATGTCTGTGTGTTTTCTAATTTCGTCAATAACGTTAGAAACCCACGCACTCATAGGAGGCATATCTCTCCATTGATGACTCTTATCATGTTGACCACATACAACAATATGTTTTCCAGTTGTCCAGGGTTTTAGTTCTAATCCGAGTCGTTGAGCCCGACTGCTATCATTACCGCTATTGCCAAAAAAAGCATCTCTATTGATTCCATTTATACCTACCTTCCATGTTGTGCCTCTTTTAATTCCGCCAACTTCTAAAACAATTACAGGTTTATTATTTTGCTGACAATAATCCCAAATTGGTTTATTCTTTGACATACGACCGTTCCACAGAACACTCCAAATAACAGCCACATCAAAATCTTCGTGTTCTGTATGGCCTAATTGTGTTAATCCTGTGCTAAATGCATCAAACACAGGTTGACTGTTTAATGCACCATTCTCTCTGAATAATTTGAACTTCATCTAATACCTACTAAATATACGTATATTATATTTATTAGAGGATAAAATGTCAAGAAAATTTGCGGTAGTCACAACGTTCAATGAAGATGGTATGAACTTGTACGGGCAGAATATGATCGACAGTTTTGAAAAAAATTGGCCCGAAGAAATCGATTTATATGTGTACGCAGAAAACTGTGCACCACTACACACTAAAACTAATATTCATATTAGAAACTTGATGGAGAATCCGGGTATTGTAAAGTTTAAAGCAAAATGGAAAGATGTACCTAAAGCAAATGGTAAAGAAAATCCAAAAGGTAGAGTAGATTCACACAAAGGATTTAAATGGGACGCTATTCGTTTTTGTCATAAAGTTTTTGCAATATTTGATTGTGCAAAAAGTTTAGAAGGATCAGATGTGGATACATTAATTTGGATGGACGCTGATACACTGTGTCATAGTGCAATGCCAATTAATTTTTTAGAAAACTTTGTTCCAGCAAACAAACATATTTGTTATTTTAGTAGAGAACCAAAATGGCCAGAATGCGGGTTTTATTCTATGGCAATTAAAGAAGAAGTTGTTAAACGTTTCTTAAGTAGATTCCAATGGGTTTGGGATCATGCAGAGGAAGGAATTTTTACAATGAAAGAATGGCACGACAGTTTTGTGTTTTATGAAATTGTAAAAGAGTTTAGAAATGTAGAAGGCTTTATGGAACATAGTTTAAGTAATGTTTCAATCCAAGGAGAAGGACACCCTATTATCAACAGTAGTATTGGTGCATACATTGACCATATGAAAGGTAATAGAAAAGTAGATGGAAAATCCTATAATAAAGATCTTAAAGTAGAACGCACTGAGAGTTATTGGAAATGAAAAAACATCTGTTTGTGCCGTGGATGCAATTACTAGACAAGGTGTTTAGTGACAGCGAAGAACTAACAATTTGTGAAATAGGAACACATAGAGGTAAGACAGCAGAACAATTATGTAAGTATGTACTTGATAATCATTCTAGCAAATTACACTATGTTGGCTATGATGCATTTGAACTTGCAGATCAAGATACAGATTTAAAAGAGATTAACGGTAAAGGTCCGGGCGACTATACTTACGCAAACCATTTATTAAAAAGAATATCTAATAAAAGATTTACATACGAACTTGTTAAAGGATGGACACAAGATACCCTAAAAGAAAGCAAGTATGATTTAGTTTACATTGATGGCGGACACAGTTATGAATCTGTAAAACACGATCACGAAAAACTTGAGATGAGTAAAGTTGTTGTGTTTGATGACTATCAAATTCCTGATGTAAAAAGATATGTAGACGAATATATTCATAAACATAAACTTCCACAAGTTGCTTGGGACTTAAATGCAATTAAAGAATTAAAAGACGACACAGTGTACACTTTTATGCCACACAAACAAAAAATGAAAAAAGAATTTAAGTTAGGTCAAAAAGTAGATCACATTCAACCAATTATTTTTAGGACATAATATGATCATTGATGCTTTTCCTTACTTTAACGAAAAAGAGTTGTGTACTATTAGACTTAATTACCTAAGTGATGTAGTAGATAAGTTTATTATTGTAGAAAGTAATCAAACATGGAGATGTCGTCCAAACAAACAAAAGTTTTTAGAAGTTTTAGAATCATTACCGCAAACAATTAAAGATAAAATTATATATAAATGGGTTGAACATCCTGATGAATATTTAGATAGTGAAGAACACACAAATCTTAAAACAATACAAAATATTACACGTGATCATTTAGTATATGAAGCACGTAAAATAACTGATAAAGCAATTTTCTTTTACAGTGACCTAGATGAAATTTGGGATAAAAGAGGATTGGCAGAAATTAAACGTTTGTTAAAAGCAGGCGAAAAACAAATTGTTTGTGATCAAGATTTAAGAGTTGTATATCTTGATTGGTATGCACGTATGCGTAATTGGCCAGGTACACGAATTACTAATTTAGAAAACCTACCAGAAGAAAAGCCATTAAGCACAGGTGCGTTCAAGTACACAAAAGCAGGTGCTTTTAAAAGACACACTGTAATTAAAAACGGTTGGCATTTTAGTTATTTTGGAAATGATACACAACGTACAGAAAAAATTGCAAACATTAAAAATGCAATGGACTGGGAACGCAAAGCAGGAATGAGTTATGCACAAATCGCCACTAAGGTGCAAACAATACAAGACTGGAATAGAGTGGTTAGAAAAAAGAAAATTCAAGGACGTCAACTGGAAACAGATTTACAAGTAGATTCTTTATTATTAAAAGAATTTTTAAAATATAACTTGTTTAGTCCTTGGTATAAAGATAGATACGGAAAGCACTTACGAGGAGACAAATAATGAAAAAATCAGGCGATTGGTGGATATGTGACGAAGAACAAAATATGATGAAGTATACAGAGGTAGCCATGCGTGGTGATCCTAGTTGGCAAGGAAACTTTCCTTTATACTTAAACAAGTTTGTACCTGAAGATAAACGAGGAGTATTTGTTGACATTGGTGCTAATTATGGATTTATGGCAACTGCTATGTCAAAGTTTTATGACACAGTAGAAGCATTTGAAGTTATTCCTAAAACATTTGATTGTTTAAAATTAAACTGTGAAGGCTATGATAATATTGTATTACATGACTGTGGCTTAGGTGAAACAAATGATAAGATGTATGCTAAACGTAGAAAAAAGACAGCAGGACACAGTCAAATTATTAATGATCCTGAGCAGTTAGAGTTGTATCTAGCAGGTAAACATCCTAAACAACATATGGTAGAAATTGTTGAAATTCCTATTAGAACCCTTGACAGTTTTAATTATGATAGAATTGATTTAATAAAAATTGATGTAGAAGGTTTTGAAGAATTTGTACTTGCTGGTGCAGAAGAAACTATTAAAAGATGTAAACCTGTAGTTGCACTAGAAGTCACACGAAGCAAGAAAACAACTGTACGACGTAGCAGTATTGATACTGTAAAATTAGTTGAAAGTTGGGGGTATAAGTTTGCAGAACAACGTAAAGATGACTTTATGTTGATCCCTAATTAGACGTATTTTTTCATATGGCGCCAACAGTTGCCATTTTTTAGATCGTCTAAGTTCCAATGACTAGCACAAAGTTTCCATAACCACTTTTCTCTATCAGGACGTGTTGGATTTTCAATTTGAGTAAGGTCTGTATTTGCTAACGGTCCTGCTTGACAATAGTTGCGATCAGTCACAAAGATTGGAACACCGTTCATTAGTGACGCAACTGTTGGACTACTATTCTTAACAACCATTGCCCAACACTTATCTAAATCATCTAATAAAGAAACTTTTGTGGTATCGCTTACACGAACACCAAATTCTTTTTCAATTTGTTTTCCGTAATGTAATGCAGTTTTATCTCCCGGATGACAACGAATTTTTATTGGCCTATCAGTATGCTTTCTTAATGTAGATAATGTTTCTCTAAGCCAATCAATTACGTGTTCGCCACGCATACTCCAACCACCATTTCTTTGCAAACAAATTAAAACGTGTTTTCCTTTATTAGTATATGGAAGTAATTCTAAACCGTATCTATTTCTTAATCTATCCCAATGTTCTGGTGTTTCAACATCGTAATTACAGTAGTCACCGGTTGCTGGAAATACACCGTCATAACTAAAACGTATTAGTTCACTATCGTTAAACTTTCCAGTAGCATAACTGAACATATTACTATCAATAATAACACAACGTTTAGGTTTTACAGTATTGCGTGTATGTACTAGTTGTCTAAAAGCCAAATGCGGTGCATTTTTTCCGTGCTCGTGTACAAATCCTTGAAGTACTGCAACATCACACTCTTCGTATGTTGTTCCTTCGTGTGCAATGCCCACGTCACCTGCGGCATTTACACCCTGGACATATGCATGAAGCATTGCTGGTTTTGCTGGATTGTTATTTCGAGGCGGAATACCTCCTAAAAAACTTACTACTTTCATTATAACACTGCCTTGACTCTAGTCCAAAAGTCGTTTGTTGCTTGTCTGCATTCAGCAAGAGCATTAGGATGTGTAGACACTTCATCTAACATTTCTTCCCAACCGGCTGGTTTGGCTTTTAAGTAAGGTTTGTGTTTTAATGTGTAGAATTTAGAACTCCACGGCGAAAGTACAATAACTTTTTTACCTAAAAGTGTACCCCAATATGCTCCGTGATAACTGTTTGTTAAAATAGTATTTGCTGACCCCAGTAATTCAATTGTTTGGTCCATGTTAGCACCAGAATTTACAAATCTTGGTACTGCACCATTTCCAAAATCATTACCTTTTATTAGTTGTTTCTTGTGTTCGAACACAATTACATCATTCTTAATTTCATATTTTTTATTAAAAGCCGGATGCATACAACTTGCACAAGGCACCCAATCAAAAAGTGGATTTCTTGCTTTCCAAGAATCGTCCCAATAATCTCTAATACCAATCATATCGTAATCTTTGAGTTTTTTAGGGTATCTTGCATCATCACTTGTGCTTGGATTATAATCTCGTTGATTATGTCCTGCACCCCAAACTATTCTTTTAGTTGAAACGTTTTGTTCAATCTCTCTAATAGCATTTGTAAGATGATCTTTTAAATTTTTGTTAAATGCTTCGTATAACTTTTGATATTTTGTATTACATAATCTCCATCTATGATCCCACATTTCTTCTAACTGGTTAATATCTGGATGATTAAAAACTAAATCCATTGATTCACCAAAAAATTCATTGGCTAACAAACCACCACCACCAAATATTACTGGAAGGTCATCTGGATATTGTTGTCTGCCAATGTTAACAATATCAATTTTTTCATATTCGTCGTCATTTAAAAAATATTGCAACGGATCTGACATAATATCGCCAATATTATTTGGGTCTCTACGATGTATTACAACTGCTTTCTTTTTCATACTAGTAATTATTTCCTTATCTCAAAGTCTTCGCTTTTCTTGACTTTGCCTTTATAGTGGGTCATGTACTCTGCTAGGATTGTGTGCTTAAAAATGGTGTTATGATGACGATTTCCAAGGTCTCTAAAGATCTTCCCATGGCTTTCAAACTCACTTACTACTGCACCAAACACATCTCCGTCATAAAAACGTCTTAAACTTTCACCATATCCTCTCATATAGTACTCACGGTAGCGATTTACGAAGTCTTCGTAATAGTAATGATGTCTATTGATAACATAAAAGCCTGTTTCACCACAAAGAACAGGTTTTATTTTCTTAAATCCTTCGCCTTTTACTTTTTTATGGTCATAAACAACAGCCATGTATGTTGCAAGTACATTATCTGGACATAATTTCCATAAAAATTCTTTAGGAATAGGTTTATAGGTAATTACATCACTATCAATCCAAATTAAACGATCAGTACCTTCAAATTGACAGGCTCTTAACCAACTAAATGCTTTATAACTAAAAATTTTAACACGTTTTTTGTAATCTTTGGTTTGAAATTCTCTAAAATCTTCGTCTAGTTCGTCAAAACTGTGATACATTACATTATCGTGATTTTCTAACATAAAGTCTTCAGCAAAAACATGAAGAGTCACATCTTTTGGCCAATATTTTACAAAAGAGTCAATACTATCCTTACCTAGTTTATCATAGTATGCTTTATTTTGTGTAGTGACCGCTAAAATTTTCATAATTCTAGTATCTTTCTTGCTGTACCGTCTTTTAACTCACTATTATGAAACTGTCCATAGGCTAGATGACACGCCCACTTATAAACAAAGTCTGAGTCTGGGTATAACGGGTGTTCAATACCTTCTAAACTAGACGACGATAATAATGATGCGGCGTTTGGTGCTAGTGTAAACGCAGGAACACCGTAAAGTATGGCTTCAGTAGCGGCTACACTTTGCAAAGTGACCACAGCAAATGCATTATCTAGTTCTTCGTAGATAGATTTACTAAGTCTGACTTTTCTCTTTTCTTTTTCTCGAACAATAATTGGTCTATCAGTAAACTTTTTTAAATTAGTTAATACAGTGTTCTTCCATTCTTGAAGATTTATATCATAGAATATAGCAGGTTTTTCACTAGGCATAACAACAAGAATATTACGCCCATCTTTCTTCCATTTTGGAATTTTATACTTTAATGCTTCCCATCTATCACTCGGGCGTTCAACAATGACGTTATGTTGTAAATCATTTTTTACAATTCTGTGAAAAATTTTATAACCCATAGGATTAATAGGAGATTTATAATTACCCATATATCCACTATCAATGTAATAAAAGTCTCGTTTATCTTCCCAACACTTTTTCATAATGTCGTGACGAAGAATTCCTCTTAAAACAATAGGATCAGAAGAATTATTATAATCAAAGTTGTCTAAATTTATTGAACCGTGCTGATCAAAACTTGATGCAAACATATTGACATATTCGTCGGTTCCGCCTTTGCTTATAAACTTCATTAAATTGGTTTCCAGTTAGGATTTACTTTATTTGCTCTTTCAATCCACTGGTCACCATATTCAACATCTTTACAATTTTCAAACCAAGGACCGCCTTCGGTGTAATGTAATGCTTTAGGTTTGCCGTCTTTTGACTCGTTATACCAACCGACTAACCAATTCCACTCGTGACTTACTTCGCCTATTTCTTTATCTTTCAACCAACTAAAGCGATGTAAGAATTGTCCTGTTTCTTTGTTTACCATACTAGGAATAAGTCGTGCGTTGCTAGGATGTCCGCAATTCCAAAGAATCATCGAACTCCAGTTTTTACGTGGATATGGTAGTTGTGCTTTACCATCCATCTTTGTTCCCTCTTTTACATTATATTCGTGTTTAGCAACCATAACAGCATACTTGTCATCACGTTGTGCAAATAATTTATCAATATCTTCTAACCATAAAAAATCACAATCACAAAAAACTGCCCAACCCTTATAGTTCATTAGGAACGGAATAAGAAAACGTGTAAATGTAAATTCAGTTGAACTTAATTTGTCAACTGATCGTGTGTAAATTCCTTGATTTCTTAACTCGTGTTGTTTTAAATGCTTAACGTCGATTATTTCTTCAGTGCTATGACATAAACTATATTCGCAAACATCACTAGCAATAGGTTCACGGCTATCGTAGCCTATAAACACAGTATTCATGTTATTTTCCTTCTTTCCCGTAATCGTCGCTTACACCTATACGACTTATATCATCTTCAATACAATTATCACCGTATTGTATTTCAATAATTCTTAACGGCTTTTTTGTTTTATTTTCTAATTGGTGCCATTCCCCAACGCCTATATTTAATTTATCAAATCTATTAAGCGTATCCATTTCTTCTAAGTCAGTTGAGCCGTCAATAGTATTAACTGTTGCAGTTCCTTCACTTACAAACCATAGTTCGTTTCTGTGTTTATGTTTTTGCATACTCAACCGTTTACCCGGATCGACTGTAAGTTCTTTTAATTTAACTTCGTTGCCAACACCAAATAAAACTCTGTAATATCCCCATGGGCGTTCAGTTTTAGGATACTTATAATCTTCTAGTATCCAACTGCTTGAATTCTTTTTATCACTGCCGCCTACACCAAATTGAAATGATAGTCTACTATCGTCAATTAACATCTCAGGAATGTTTGTTTTAGTTCTATCTCCACCATTAGCAAAGATAACACTATCGCTTAAAAAGTTGTGTTCGTTAAGTACTTGCTGAATAGCATCGTTAGCAGTGTTATCGCTATCGTCAAAATCAATAACTTTGTCAACTACTGAAAGGTTTTCAATAATAGTTGCACGTTCCTCAAAAGGCATAAATGGCTTGCCTTTTTTACGTGTTAACCAATCATCTGAGTTAACACCAACAACTAGATAATCTCCTAGTTCTTTTGCGGCTTTAAAATAGGCAATGTGTCCTGAGTGTAAAGGATCAAAGCCTCCTGTGACTAATACTATCTTCATGTTAATATTTATTTGGTATTAGTTTTGCTAAGAGCAATGCTGATTATGTCTTCAAATATTTCATTTCCGGTCATATTTTTACGTAATTCTTTAGGAGTTTTGCTACCGTAATGCAAAAACCCTGTATCGTAATAATGAAACCCTCTTTCACAATCTGTATTTCTTATTTTATATCTTGGATAATCATCAAATAAACTTTCAACAGCATCACCGTCATATGGACGATACAAGTCAAATATTTTACCACTGTTCCATAAGTTTTCGTATGTATTGATTAACACTTCTGTGTCTTTGCAGTTAGGATCTAACATAATGAATCCGCTGTCGTGCTTATCTTGTTTAGATGTGCCACACCCCCATAATAATTTTGATTGCTTAAATTGTTCTATCTCATTATATAGTTTTTCTTCATCAAAATTTATAACTTCTATGTCAGTATCTAACAAAATTATGTAATCATACTCTTTTAGATTTCGAAATGCCCATACTTGGCTTTGCATTTTTTTCCAAAAGTTTGTAGACTTCCTTACTGTACGCGGGTGTTTTAAAAAAGAGCAGTTTCTATCTAAAACAGATTCTAATTCAATTATTTTTGTTTGTTTAAGATTGATCTTATTACTATCATGAATAATAAATTTATCTCCAGGCAACTGTTCCCAACTTGGTAAACAATGCTGTGCAATTAGGTTCCAATATCCTTCGTCTGCTAATCCTGACCATGCTATTTTCATTATATAAACAATTTCCTTTTAAAATATTTTACGTCAAACAGTACACTATTAAACATAACACGCGGTATCATATAACCATACTTAACAACTATATCTAATGCTTTTTTACATCCTAACGGGGTTATTAGATATGCATCAAAGTTAGATAAACTTCTAGGAACAAACCCTGCATTATAGTCGTCATGCTGTCCAATATGCCAGTTATTATGATTTTCTAAACTAACAATACTATTTTCAAATTCCCATTCACCTGCACTTAGATTGAGAACTTCTGTATAATGTTCATTTATGTTTCCAGGAATTGGCCACTGTTGCCAGCGGTAATCTTCTGTTATTAAAACAGATTTATCTAATTCAATACACTTCTTCCATGCACGAAAGTGATTATAAAACTTTTCAAAATCAGAATCTGTCTTGTGTTTAGACATTCTGTAGTTTTTGTACTTTCCGTGTGTACTGCTTATTAGATTTTGTGATAAAGGGTTTAGTGTTATTATGCTTTGAATATTATCTCTATTATAACCTAATTCAACAAAGCGATCATAACAATCTTGATATGTTTTTTCAGTAGTTGTGGTATTGTTAAGTATTATAACATCAAATTGATGCATCTTCCATTCCTGCTACACGTAGTTTCGTAATATTAGTTATCTGCCATTGCTTTTGATCAAGGCCTTTTAAGATTCCTAACCACTTATTACGTAGCAGTGCAAACTCGTTGATAATTTTTTCCATATCAACAACGTCTGATTCACCGTCAACATATTTTTCAACGTCGCGGCTACTTAATGCTCTTTGATAAGATTCTAAATATGTTTTAAAGAATTTTGATCGTGTTCTTCGAAGTTCGATGTTTAGGTATTCAAGGATCGCTTCGATCTCTTGTAGTTGTCCAAAACGCTTTTCTACAACACCAGGAAGGTTTCCAGCATTCTTTTCAAGGTTTCCCTTTAAAGAACACTCAATTCTGGCTTCTTGCATTTGTTCCTCATACCATATAATAGCATCAGGAATGTTAGAAATGTCTTGCGATATCCTTGAATACCAATTTATCATCTAATAATCTTCCGAATCGTATCTATCATCATAGTCTTCATCATCGTAGTCATTATCGTATACACCTTCTGAGCCGTATACTTCTTCTACGGCTTCTTTAAGGTATGGATCCTGGTCGCCCATAGCATACAAAACGGATTCTTCAGCACCGTTATCTACACACCAGTTTACAAACTTCATAGCACTGTCTTGTTTATTTTTTACGTCTATAAAGTCAGCAAACGAATCCCATAGGTCAATTAACTGTTCTTCACTTAGATTCACTTAGAGTCTCCTGTTCAACGGGTTCAACATCATCAACTTGCGATTCTTTTTCTGAATCGTTGTCGAGTTCGTTATACTTATCACCGTTGGCAGAATAATCTTTCATAATGATTTCAAGTTGTTCACCGTCCCAATCTTTACGATAGTGTAAGTGTTCTTCACCTTGTGAATCTACAAATTTAAGTCTATTTCCTTGTTGTTTTAATAGTCCTTGTTTTTCAAACAATTCAACTAATCCACTGTAAGGATTCATACCTGTTTCGTATGGAATCTTTACTTGTACACCTTCAAAAGGTTTTGCGTATCGTGTTTTCATTACCTTACAAGCGGCTCTGATACCACGTACATCTGTGACCTTTTTACCATCTTCATCTTCTTTTAGTTTTAGTTTTTTCATTGCTACAACAATTGAAGATGCATAGATAAAGCCTTGACCGCCTGAGATTTTGTCATCTGGGTCAAACATATCTTGCGATGCGTAAGTGTGGTTAGTTGCTACAAGTCCTACGTTATAACTACCAAACATATTAACACAGTTTCTTACAAGTGCAGTTAGTGCCTTAGGCTTACGGCCCATATCACCTTTCAAATCACCTTTATCAAACTGATCAACATCTGTTGGTGTTAGTAGCATACCAAGTGAATCAACTACAAACAATACTTTAGGACGATCCGCTGGATCCATAGCATCGTAATCATCACGATACTCTTTCATAAAGTTTGAAATAGTTTTTGCTACATCATCGATCATACTCATCGATAACTTTAACAATTTTTCTTCACTTGTGTCAACATTAAGTGCCTGCAACCATTTTTCATCAAGTGCATTTTCACTATCAATTAGCACAACAAAGATACCTTGTTCTTGTGCCGCTTTAACAATGTTAGCACTTGCGAAGTATGATTTACCTGCACCGGATTCACCTGCAAACACTGTGACCTTACCTAGCGGAACACCCTTATGGAAGTCACCACTAATAAGATAGTTTAGTGCAAAGTTGCCGGTTGATACCCAATCGGTTGGATCGTTAAAGCCTACACCAAGTCCTTGAATGGACTTGGTCAGACCCTTACGAAACTTTGATACATCAAATGGTTTCGCCATGATTACTCCTTACGATTGACGTGAACGGATCATGTTCAAAATGTCTTGAGCACGTTCACTTGAAGGTTTATCATCAGTATCAGCAGTTGCAGTTGTTTCAACTGTTCCTGTTTCGTCTCTAGTCACTCCAGCATTAGCATCTTCTTCAGGTGCTGTCATCGGAGCAGGCTTAGACTCTGCTACTGGTTGAGTTGGTTTAGCACTATTTGGATCACCAGTTGGAGCACTCATGCCTGGAGCACGAAAGTACTGACCCCATTTATCTGGATCATATGCTTCGCCATCAACAGATGCTTCAAACATCTCTTGAATAACCTTAACTTCAACTTCAGTTGGTTTCTTAGGAAGGAAATCATTTAGATTGTACAATCCATGTGAGTCAACTGCCGCTTTCTCTTCATCAGTTAAAGCACGTTCTCTACGTGACCATTGTGATGTTGAGTAATCAGCATAACCACCTTTAGAAGTTTTCTTAATGCGGAAGTCTACACCTCGTGCATAATCAGTTGGCAATTCTTCCATCTCAGGATCCATTAATGCACCCTTAATGATTTGGAAAATTTGTGGTCCAATGATAAAACGTCTAATTGGATTCTCTGGAGTAGTATCTTCAGAGATAGGATTGTCTGCTACAAAACCTTGGAAGATGTAAGAACGTTTCTTCCAATATTTACGACCTTGGTCTTCTAGTGAAGGGTCTTTAAACCAACCACGTACTTCTGAAAGTACAGGGCAAGTTTCGCCATACATTTCCATACATGGAACGTTAACTGTCACTGGGCGTGAGTCAGTTTGGCCTTTGATTCCCGCAAAAGGAAGTTTGATCATTAAACGTTCTTTCCAAAAGAATACGTTTTCAGGATCAGCGTCAGGTAAGAAACGAAGTACTGCTTCGCTACCTTCTGCCATATTCCAATGTGGGTAAATTGCGTTGTCGCCGCCGCTTGTTTGATTACCGCCGCCTTTACGATCTTCTTGTTCACGTAATTTTGCACGGATTTCTGCTAGTGTTGCCATAATTTAAGCCTCCTATATTTTGCCTTTATGTGCCTGTTGTAGATACGTCTTTCTAACAACATATCTATATTATATTTAGTCTTTATCTAAAAGTCAACTACTTTTTAAGATAAGTTTGCCAAAAATTCCATGCAGGCATCCAAACCATATTGATTACAATACGTCTTGGTACAACTGTTGGTGTTGCACTTGCATGAAATTGGTTTGATGGAAATAGTATTGCTGATCCTTTTTTTGGAACGTTTGCAATCAGTTCCTTCATATCATCTTGAGGACCTAAATGGTCTGGCTTCCCATATGGATTTGCTCCAACATTTTTATCAAAAATTCTTGTTGGTCCATCTGCTTCATTAACATAGTAAACCATACTTAATGATTCTTCATATGGTTGATCAATATGTGGCGGATGAAACATTGTCTCATCTGAACCGTCTGGCGTTAATAAATTGGCCTTAATTCGAGTAAGTTCTTTTACAGGAATTCCCGTTTCTTTTTCAAAAAAGTAAAAGATAGGTTTGATCATTTCAAACGTTTGGCTAGCATGGCCAGTTTGAGGATTTAGTATGTCATGAACAAACTGTGGACTTTCTTTTATTTTTTCTTTATTTGCTAAGAATTGAAATTCCCAACTAGAAAAGCCACTTGTGTTATCCTGCCAAGTCCAAGGTAAAGAAGGATCCATAAAGATTGCTTCTAAATGGTCCTGCATACTTTTAGGTATTAAGTCTTCAAATATATGATACATACACTTACTTATTAAGTATGTTTATGAGTCAGTTATTTTCTGATTCCAGCAAGTGTTTTGATTCTATTTAGATCTTCGTTTGTCTTACGTAGTGCTTTTTTCACACCAGGGTGATCTGATAAACCTTTTGCAATTTTTTCAATTGTATCAACAGCACCACTATAATTTCCGCCTTTGTAGCGTTTATCGTTTAGCACACCATAAGCCATTTTAATTTGTTTATCGCTAAACCCGTGGTTGTCTTTTTCAGCACCCTTTTCTTCCTCTACTTCGTCGCCAAGTTGTACCTTATTCCCGGTCAGTTTGGATACAAACTTTTCAACTAGATCCCCTACGGAATCACCAAAACGCTTACGAGCGGAAATAACCACACCTGTTTCGCCTTTTGGAAACGCTCCAGTTTCTTTGTCATAGAATGAGCGAACAAACTCTAATACTTCTTCTGCAGAAGATTTAGTGTCTTTAGGTTCTTCTTCTTGTCCAGCAAGACTCATAGAACCGTCTTTACCAATTACAACATCTGTTGTATCTGCTTCAGACATATCACCAAAGTCTAAGTCATCCATAGCCTCTGGCATATTGTTTTTAACATAAGAGTAAATCAAAGGTTTAGCATCAGCATCAGCATCTTTTTCTGCTAGTGCTTTGATGTCATTTACAAATGTTATATCATCAATGATTCCTTCTAAACTGCTAATTGCGTTTGTTCCATCTGGACCAACTGGTAGGTCTCTTTGTAGAAGTTTGTTTAATACAGCAATACGTTGGTTGTCTAAGTTTTCGTCAACAACATCGTTTGCCCATGATTCAAATTCATCAATGTCTTCACCGTGTGCGTATTTGTTATCACGGTTTGCCCATCGATCGTCTGCATCTTCTTGTGCCGCGGCCATAAGTTCGTCTGGATCTTGCATTTCAAGATCCGTATCAGCATCGTAGCCTAGTTTGCTATTACCGTCCATAGCACAACTTAAATGAAATGACTTTGGATGTACAACTGGTCTGCCGTCAACTATTGTTGCTGTGTAATAAAGAGTACAGCCTGTAGTTTCACCGTCATCACCTACACCCTCGAAATCAACTTCACCATCAAAATGCTCTGGATCAAATCCTTCGTTAGCAAGTTTATCAAGATCTACTGTTGTTTCACTAATACGCTTTTGATGAATACTGTGTAGTAATGGGAACATATCAGTTAGGTCCTCATTAAATTGAGGAATAGTAAATGCATTGGTTAGATCGTTTACAACGTCATCACCCAATTGGTTGTCCATATCAGTTGCGACAAAGTTTTCTTTTTGTTGTGTATAGTATGATTGGGTTTGTAATTTTTTAATGTGTGTTCTTAGGTTTTCAAGTTCAGCATTACTACCTTCAATAATATCATTTGAAGTTTGATTCATAAAGTCTTTGTTTTGTACATATCTTTTGAACGCTGTTAGTTTAGCAATGTTTGATGAAGTTTCAATAATGTGTTTACCAAACTCATCATGTGGAAGTCCGCCGTTTGCAACGTGACGTGACATTGCTCTAGCACCTGCTAAGTGATTGTATGGATACTTAAATCTTTCTCCTGCTTCGTTTTCAATAAAAAGTGTTTGAATATTTCTAGCACGAGCACCCATTTGCTCTGCATTAATTTCCTTTTTATGTCTAATAATTAATCTTGTTCTATCTAAGTTTTCATAACTAGATTTTGTAGTACCATACATTGCTGACTCCTGAACTTTATTTCCTAAATATTTATAGTCACGTTTGTCTAAATTACTTTTAGCAATATCCTTAGCATCAAATCCCATCATATGTTTCTTAGAAAAGAATCTCATATCTTTTAAGAAATCATACCATGCATCTTCTGTTGCTTCGTTAGCGTTTTCGAGCATTCCCTGGCTAAAATACAGTTTTAATGTATCAGGATCCTTAATGCTTATGCTTACAGCACCTTGATTCTCTCCATCGACTACATAGTCAAAATCAAAGAATCGTGCCTTGCTCTCCTCGCTAGTAGGAGCACCGTTTTCGTCACCCATTTCAATGCGTGGAAAACGTGATCTAATTTTCTCAAATAGAGATGATGCTATTGAATCTAAACCCTTCATATATGTATTTATACTATTAGAAAGAAACAAACACCGGCATTGGTGTTATCATTTCTGTGTCTAAGTCCTTCATTTTCTCGTAAATTGCTGGATCCCAATCCGCTAATATTTGTTGCATTCGAACGTTAAGCAATGTAGCACTAACAAGGTCATCGTGTTCCCCTGTCTTAGCACCAAATGTAGTGCCGTGTGCTACATATGCTTTAAGTTCTGAAATAAGCGGTTTACTTTTAATTTTTAGTTTGCTTGTTTCTAGCAAGTGCTTAAATTTAGCACAAGCACTCATTTTAGTTTTGTGTGTTGTATTAAATCCTTTTCTAAACTTTCGCACATGGCCTTTTCTAATAGGCTCACTCAAAAACATACCGTAAATGTTTTCTTCACCGTAGTCATTGATGGTCACTAGTGCGGCTTCGCCTATGGCGTTATTTTCGACTGAATAATACACCTGAGGCAAACTGCCAGACAGTTCTTCGCATTGTTCTTTTATATTTTTTGTTATATCTGCTAATATCCTGACTTGCCCTTGGATAGGTGTAGTGTTGTGTTGCCACTCTGCTACTTGTTCAAAAGTAGGTAATTCAAATACTTGAATTGCCGCATAGTCTCCTCCTGTACCTAAACTTGGGTCCATACTTACAACATACGTCATCTTAGGATTACAATCTTTATACCACCTAGTCTGACCCATTCTTTTTGAAGGTTCTAAACCTTCAAGTTCTGCAAGTCGAACACTGTTGATTAATGTTTCGTCAAAGATTAAGAATTCACATTCGTGTTCTCGACGGAAACGTTCTTCACCAATACGTGATTTTTCTTCAGCCGCCCATTGATCATCTCGATCTGGATGTTCACTCCAATGAGCAGTAAACGCATAAAAGCCATTGATACCAACTTCAGTATCATTACCATGTTCGTCAAATCTTTTTGTTGCTTCAGTCCAAATAAGTGCAAATTGATCTTCGTCACTGTTTGGTGTTGAAGTAATAATTGCTTTACCACCTGTTGCTAGTGTAGGTGAAATAGCAGTCCAGAATTCTTTAGCAATAGTAGGATTAACGAATGCAAACTCATCACAGTATAGTAAAGATATTGACATACCTCGTCCCGTGTTGTCTGTGGTTGTTTGTGATACAATACGTGATCCGTTATCAAATTCCATTGATCCCTTGTTATACGATACAACACCGCAACGTATATGATCTGGACAGTCTTCATATGCATATCTTATTCTATGCATGATTTCTTGAGCGCCTGCATACTTGTGTGCCGCAATAAGCACAGTCACATCAGGGTTAAACATTGCGTACCATAATAGATATCCTGCCGCCGTTGTAGACTTACCTGTCTGTCTTGGTAGCATATTAATATTAAATCTATAACTGTGATATGAATCTACAAGTCTTTCTTGGAATTCAAAAGGTTGAAACAACAACTTACCTTTAGTAGGATGTTGAATGTAAAAGAAGTTATCCATAAAGTACTTGGGTCCAGTAGTTGGATCCATGCAGGCTTTAAGGTCTTCAATTTGTTCTTTTGTATATCTTGTCTTACTGTGTGCTTTTTTAACTAGTACACCGTCAAGACTTTTTCCTGTCTGTGCCATACTAATATTTAGTGAGGTTTTGTGGGGTTAAGAGTTTTTCTTTGCCATCTTAGTTGCAGTAGCATACATTACTGCTTCTGCATCTTTGCCATAGCGGTCTTTAAAATCGCCTTTGGCTTTTTTCATACCTTTGACGTATTTTTCTTTGGTCTTTTCTTCTTTCTTAGAAAGTTTACGTTCTGTTAGTTCGTATATACGCATTATGGAACAAGGGTAATGCCGCTTGGTGACACTCCTCTACTTGCTCCCGGACCTTTTGCCGCAGTTTGAAGAGCCTTCCAAACAGCAGAAACATCGTCAACTTCTTTTCCAACATTTTTAAGAAGATTAATAACTTCTCTATTTTTTGGATCTAAAAATAGTGATTCGCCAGTTTTTAAGTTTTTAACAACAACTTGTCCTACATTATTTAAATCTACCATTAACTCAGATCCTTTAACAGCCTTGTGTGCTTCTGCCGCTTTTGCAGTAAGTTTTTTAACTTCTGCAAGGATTTCAGCACTTGTTTTTTCTGTTGCTTGTGTTGCTTGAGCAAGTTTTTTTGAATTAACAAGTTCGTCAACAATACCTTTTCCTAAGTCTTGCATTTCTTTTGCTTTTTTTGCTTTAGCCGATAATGCAAGTTTAGAACCAATTTTTATGCCTCCGCCGCCAACAAAAGTTAACCCAACAAAGAAGTAGAAACTATTAAGTTCACTTTCCATTGCTGGATCCGGACCGTCGCCATTATCTTGTGTAAATTGACACCAACCTGGTTTAAAGTATTTGTTTTGTTTATAGAATGCACCGCATTGTGCAGATGATTCTCTAGTGCCACTAAGTCCAAATGGAATAGCATCAACAAAAATGCTAAAGTCGTTTCCGGCTTGTTCGTACATATTAATTGCTTGATCAACTGTAAGATATACGCCGCCGACAAATAATAAAGCGCCAAGGACAAACCAGATCCACTCGGTTAAAATTTCTTCTTCAGTTAAGGTTTCTAGATATTGTTTGTCGTAGCCTGACTCAATTAAATTTTTTTTTTGGTCTGCTGTTGACAGTGTTAAACTTTCATTTATGAACGAAATGTAGTCGCTCCTGAGTGCTTCTTCAATATCTTCAAGTGGGTTATCTCCCTGCTTTGAAAACTTGCGAGGCAATTTCTTAAGTTCTGTCTTACCGTATTCATCTTCTAATTCTTCGTCTGAATACTTTTCGCCTTCTTTCTCATTGCCCATTGAGTTAGCATAACCTTCTTGTTGTGCAGGATCTTTAACACGTAAGTCTTGTGGATGCTTACTGCCGTTTAGTCCATTAAGTCCTGCTAGTCTAGTAATGTCTTCAACATCACTGTACTGTTCGTTAGGCTGATTTTCGTATTCTGCTTCTTCTGTGTCTCCACAACCGCAGTTGCCGTTAATGTTGTCATCACCTTTCATAGTCATGTCAGGTGCATCATCTTGTGGCATCATGTCTTGGCTTACTGGTTTCATTCCAGCAAGTTGCATAATTCTTTGTAGTGCTGGTAAGTCTTCTGGACTATCAGCAGTAATAGTAATTGCTTCGTTTACTGATTCTTTCATTGCTTTGTTTTTAGCATAGCAATCGCAGTGTTCACAATCTGGACCGCATTTACATTCTGTGACTGGCTTACCGCAACAAGCCTTTGGACACATCTCAACGCCTTCTTTAACAGGTCCTTTTTTCTTTTTATCTTTAAGTGCCTTTTTCATAGGCTCTTTTTTGTCGCCATCTTTATCAAAGTCTAAGTAATCTGGTTTTGCTTTCTTACCTTCTTCAACCGACTCGTGTTCAATGCTTTCAAAGTTCCCTTGATTTAAGTTCCACTTCAAATACTCTTGTGCATTATTGAACTTAATCTTTTGTCCATTAATGTTCATCTCTTGAGGAAATGGAATTGTTTGATTTTTTCCTGTTGGAGTTTTAAATGTAATGCGTTTTAAATCATCAGCAATGTCTACAATCTCTCCACTGCCGAACACCTTTTTACCAATAAGTTTAGCAAATCTGCTAGTAGGTGCTTGTGCTTTCTGTGCGTTAGGGTTAGGTTGTACTGGCTTACCTGGTGTTGTTTGTGTTTGTGGTGTTGTTTGTGTGCGTGTATTGACAGTAGCCGCATCTAATTCATCAAATGCACCCGCCGCTCTTGCTCTCATTGCATCCGCTTGTTGTTTAGTTAGCGGTGCTTCATTAACACTACCGTTCATGCGTGTTGTATTATCGATTGCATCCACTACGTTAGGATTCTTTGCATCTAGTTCACGTAATCTTTTTAATACATCATGCATTTCAAATGTTGCCATAATTATTCCCCTGATTGTCTTTCTTTTGCTTCTTTAGCAAGACTTTGTAAAAACGTTTCTTTACCTTTTTCTGTGACAACTAACTCATCTTTATTAACATCAGGTGCATCTTTGTATTCTGGATCACCAAGTTTTGCTTCGTATGGCTTATTGTCTGATTCTTTTTGCATTTCCTCATAGTCTTCACCTGGCTTACGAACTCTTAAGTTCTCAACACTTACATTACAGAAATTTGCAATGTAATGTCTTAGGTGATCCTGTGTTGTAGGATAGTTTAAAGTAGTTTCATAAACTGTGACTTCTGAGTTTGGATTTTGTGGAAAGTCTAAAGGTAAACTTTGAATAGGAGTTTTTTTACCTGAAGATAGATTAGCAATTTCAAACTTTTTAAGTGCAGTTTCTAAACGGTCGTCAAACCCTTCAGGTAATTCGCCCGCCAGTTTAATAACAAAATCGTATTGTTTTGATGCTTCTGCAAGATACTTTTTAAAATCCATGTTAACTCCTAATATATACAGTTATTTATCTTCTTTCTTATTTAAAATCTCTTCTATGAGCGAGTTGCGATCTATGATAATGCCCTCACTATCAACAGTATTAGCGCCATCGCCCATTTTTTGGTCTAATGATTGCTTTTTAAGTTGTAATTCAATCATTTTTAACTTTTTATCCATTTTTTGGCTCTTAGCATCAATAGCATTTTTAAGCATAGTACCTGCTACTTCAAAAATACGTCCTGCATAGCGGCTTTCTACATTCATACCCAGATCCATTAGATCTTCATATGTAGTTTTGGCTTTATCTGCTAGTTCATCTAGTTCTTTATCTGCTAATTCACCAAGTCCTTTAACCATAGGAAGTGCCGCCGATATTTTATCAAACTCTGCAATGCTACGTTCCATTTGTTTGGTTTGTTTAATTGTATTAACGTCTGGAGCAGGTTCTTCAACTTGTTCCATTGTTTCTTTAACTTCTGGAAGTTCTAACAACTCTTCTAGTTTCTTTGTCATACTATTACTTACCTTCTTTTGCCTTGGTGGAATAAATCTTTTTCTGTCACAATCCTAAAAAACACGCCATTTTGTTTAGCATACTTTGCCGCGGCTTCCCATTTTGCTTTATTTTTAATAAACTGTGCTTGATTATATGTATTCTTACCAACACTTTCACGTACAGTTTGATTCTCTGGTTTTATTTCAATTATTTCTGCTTTTGTTTTTCCTTTTTTATTAGCATACACAATAAAAAAGTCTGGAACATAAATTGTATACTTTCCTGTAAGAGGATCTCTATAAGGTATCTTTATACTTTCACTTGCCCATTTTGCAATAGCAGGATGTTCGTCACACATTTTCATAAAGTGCCATTCCCAACTACTGCGGTACATTGGTGTTTTTATCCCAACATACTTGTCGGGATTTTTCATTTCAAATCTGCCTTGAGCAAACTTTAAGGCCATAACTACTCACCACTATCAATGATGTTTCTTTTTGCACTGTTCCAAACACTTACTCGTGCAGTACCTAATGTGCTAGACTTTGGCCTATTAATATTTAAAATTTCTCCTAAGAGATCAGTTAATTCCATATTAGGTGTTTGTCTAATTTCTTCATAAACTACCATTGGATCAAGTTCATCAATATTACACTGTGTTAAGATAATGTTTGTTGTTTCTTTTGCAGTTTCTTCGCCCATACCTTTTGATTTTAAAATATTAACAAACGCGGCAACATCTGATGTTTTTAAATTAATTTGCTGTCTATTAAAATTATTAAAAAAGTCAGTTGTTGTATCTGCACTATTGGCTGAAACATTATTAGTGTAAATATTTTCTGTTCCCATAATTTATTCCTATTTTACAGATTCTGTACTTGCAGTAGACGAACTGTTATTTGTACCTGCGTTATTATTTAATTGTCCGGGTTGAGTTCCTGAAGGATTACCGGCTTCTGCTTTAGTACGTTTTGCTTGATCAAACTTGTCAGCACCTTTTTGATCTAAAGTTTGTCTTGCAGTATTAGTTAAACTTTGTTCAGTAATAGCAGTGACTTCTCTTTTGATGCCTTCTTTAGTTAAATTTTTAGCATTGTCAATAGTATTTTTTGCTTTAATAGCAGTACCAATAAAAGCAAAAGGATCAGCGAATGCAGAACCATCTGAGATACTACCAAAAACATCTAAGCCGCCAGCAAGTACTCCATTAGCACCAAACAGTCCTCCACTACCTCCGCCCATTACACTTAATGGACTTGGTGTTCTATCATAATGCAGTGTTGCAAATCCTGTAGGATTATCTGTTGTAATTCTACCTGTTGCATATTTTACACCTTCATAGATCACAGTCATTTGATTTTCTGCAGGCTGTGAACTTCCAGCACTCATGCTTGGTGGATCCCAACTTTGTATCATTGGATTAATTAATGTAAATTCAAAAAATCTATGTCTACTTAATTGATAAATGCTTACACCTTCGTTTTGGAAAAAGTTTACATTTCTATCACTGTTTAAACCAAACTTAACATATTGTTCTGAATTTTGATAAGGTGTTTGCTTATAAAGTTCCTGCCAATATAAACTGTCGTTGTAGTTTGCTTTAAAATACTGTTGCCAAAATGCACTTGTTAATCCGTCATTATCATCATGAAAGTTAATTGTGACTGGTGCATATGTGACTGCTGTTTGATAATTTGTTTTTTTACCGTATTGATTTTTTGTATCTGTTTGTACCTGTATTCCCGGAAGTTTTACATCTTTAACTAGCATACCACATTCAATTTGTGGACTTGCTTTATTAAAAATACCGTCAGGTGATCTTAGTGCCGCATTTTGTATATTAAATGTGACATGATATAAAAATTGTACTTTTGGTGCAAGACGCATATAGTCGTCAGTGAACAAACGAGCCGCGTGTTGATAATCACGCATATCGCCTTCACTACCAAAAATACCTCCGAAAACATTTCCTAAAAATTTTGTTAACTTGGCCATACTATTATTTAGTCGTAAAAAAAGGCCGGCGATTTTTACGTCACCGACCTTAAATTTTAATTATAGTTATTAACCAGTTGCTAAAGTTCTAATTGTTCTGCCAATTGCGCCGCCTAAGCCGCTTGGTTGACCAGCACCATTAGTTTGGATAGCATTATCATACTGAATCTGTAGTTGAATATCAACTGGATTTGAATCACTGTATGCTAATTGGTTGTAGTTAATGTCTTGTACAAAGCAACCTACTAACTCGAAGGTTTCTAATACGCTAGGAGCATTCGCGCCATTACCACCATCAAGTATTTCGATTCTACCTTTAAATTTGTAATCAACACCACTTGCCGCACTTGACTGTTCGAAGAAGTCGAACTGCTTCTGTAGTTGCTCACCACACAGTTTGTTAACTGAGTTGTTCACATCGTCACGTAGTGTAATTGTAATTGGTTGCCATGTATGTTTACCTGCGTAAAACACTTTTGAGTTGTATACGTCAATTGCAACAGACTCAAAGTTTACGTTAGGTCTTGTGACATCAATTACCTGCTTTGTTAATTCTACTGTTGGACTTCCAGCACCAAAGTTTTCAAGTGATACTCTAAAGCGATACTTTAGTTTTGGCATCAACAAGCCTTGTGTACTTGCTGATTGGTCACTTGCTAATGGAACTGTAAATCTACTTAAACTTGAAATTGCCATTATCTTGCTCCTTTTACAGTTTTATTTATCTTCATTATTGAGCCCCCAAAGTTGCAATTTCACCTGTGTTCTTAAGTCTTAGTGGAATGTAAATAAACTCCACAGCCTTAACTGGTTCAATCGCTACATCTAAGTATAACTCGTTTCTATCAATTCTTGATGGAGTGTTGTTTGTTTCATCACAAACAACTAAGAAGTCATACAGTGCTCTTTGACCTACTAGTTCAAGTAATAAACTTTCAGCCGCTTGTTTGATCTCATCACGTGTAATTTTATCGTTTGGTTCAAACAAGAACGGTTTAGCAAGTAGATTTAATTGACGTCTTAAATATGCAGTTAAACGTGCTACGTTAATTCTATCTAACGCACTTGCATTTCTCGCTCTAGTCACCTGACCAAAGTTAACAATACCACTTCCTGTGATAAACGTAATTGGATTCATTTTAGCACTTTGCATTGTATCTCTAACACCGTCGTTTAGTGATACTGGAGTAAACTCGCTTTCGCTGTTAATGTATCCAACACTTGATGCATTGCTAATACCACCGCGTCTTGTTCCTGCTGGTGCAAACCATGGGAACGATACCTGATCGCTAAGTGCAATAGTACGTAGCATCATGTGACTTGGTGGAACAACAATGTTGTTTCCATTTAGGTCTGTTGTGAATCCTGATGGATAAAATGTTGCCATATATTCATCGAATGTTAAGAACCCGTCTTCACCGTCTGCTAGTGCGTTTGCTGAGTTATTACCCCATGCTTGTAATTCTGTTGCACTTGCTTTCAATCTAAACGGAGTATCTGCTACTACAAAGCCTGTGATACCTCTGTCAATGTTTAGTGATACTAGATTGCTTGTTAACTCTGGATAACCAGGAGCCGATAGCAATGTGTATGCTCTAGTTTCTTCATCTCTAATATCGTCATTAGTATCAACAATAGACTTCATTGCCGCGACCACTGTCTTACGTTGTGCTTTTCTACCAAATAAGCCTGAACCATCTTCAGCAGTTGTGTTCCAGCCTACCCATCTATTAACTTTATAAGATGCCATTGACTCTTCAGATCCACCATTAAATGTTGAACCTGTACCTTCAAATCTCTTATTCTTACCAGAGTTTTCATTGATGTCAATGTGTGTAGTTCTAAAGATTTTAACGTTATTTCCAGAACGTCTTGTGTTCCATAGCAACATACCTCTTGGGTAAAGTGCTGGGTCTGGAGCATCAGGATCTAAGTAATCTGAAGTTAACATATCTGTAATGTCTGCTTTAGTATCACCTGTTGCACCTGTTTTACCAAAACGTGCATCTGCAAATAAAATACCATCTTCTGATGTTTGATCAGTTGTGTCAACTGCCACCCATTCTAGATTTAAGCCATCGTACTTGTAAATTTTCTGACCATATGTTTCAGTATCGCCTGTGTCAATCCAAAGATCACCGTTTACTAATGAAGTACCATCACTTTGTTGTGTTGGCTCAGTAGCACTAATGATTGGACCTTCAGGATCTGATTCACTGTAAACATTAATGTAGCCTCTCCAAGTTGTTCCATTGTGTACCATAATGTCAACTTCATCTAAGTTTGTGTTGTACCATAATGTACCATCTTCTGGATCACTTGTTGGAGCACCAGCACTTGCTTCATATGATAATGGTTTCCAGTTAGAAATTACAAAATCATCTGAACTTTCAGAGCCAGCGTCGTAAACATTATCTAGTGAAGAACTAACACCAATCTGTGCAAGTGGTGTACCGCTACCATCTTTTAGTCTAATTTCTCCGCCTAGTGTATGTGAAATTTTAGCCTTACCATCTGCTGTCACAGTAGCAGTCACGTTAGTTAAACCTGCTGAACTAATTGCTTCAACAAATGAATCAATATCTGTTCCTGTGAAACTTACACCTGAACTTGTAAATGTGTCCGAGTTTGCAGTTGTTTCGCTAATTGTAAATGTTTTAGTACCTGCACCAATAGTTGGATTAGCAGTTCCTGTTGTTGCACTTGTAGGACTAGGAACTAGTCTTCTGTACAATTTAAAGTCTGCTAAAGGTTTAGTATCTTCTGTTGTGTTCGCTAAAACAAAAACTGTTCCTGTTGGAATATTTTGACCACCTTCTGAATCAAGTGCTTTAATTGCTTCTGCTCTTGTGTTATAGATTGGTGCTTCAACAGTTGAGAACAAACCAGTTCCTGAACTGTATAATTTAACTTTCCAACTTGCACCTACGTTAGGCTCAGTTGTTTTAATGTAAAGTGAACCTGTAGGTCTTAAACCACTGTATGAAGAACCTGCAATTTCAACTCTGTCAGTTGCTCTCCATAATGGAACTGAACTGTGTGCTGAAATTTGTACTTCAGGTGAGTGATAATAACCAGCATCAATACCTAAGTCAGTTAAAATTGTGCCTGACCCCTCTTCAATTAAAATTGCACCGTCAGTTGTTGTACCGTCTGTGCTTGAAGTTCCGTCTGAGTAGATTTTAACTCTATCATTAGAATCAAGTTTAGCACCAACACCTGGAATACTAGCATCATTAATTGCTTGTACAAATGTTGCTGGTGTTGCACCTGCATTGTTAACTTGTGTATTGTTAATAATAACGTTTGTGCTACCTAATGCACTTGGTGTTAGTGTAGCAGTAATTGTTGGCCAACTTGTTTTCCAAGTTGTTGAAGTCCAAGTTGTTGCAGTATCAAAACCAACAGCATCAAATGCTGATTCATCGTATGTTCCTGCTTGTACCCAAACATTGTCCTCATTTTTGTACCAAATTTTATTTTCTGTGTTCCATACAACAACAGCATAATCACCAATAGCACCTACGCTACCTTTAATGCCTGTGTATGTTGCTCCGCTTACACCTGTTAGATCTGATGAAGAACTAATAACAGTTGGTGTTTTGTTAGCAAAAGTTTGTGTTGAACCATTCCACTGGAAAAGTCCGTATAATGTATCGTCTGTGTCAAACCAGTATGTACCGTCTGCTGGTGCACCTGCAGGAGCATCTGTATCTCCTTCTAGTTGACCTAGGTCTACATCCGCTCTTACTACATACGCTCTGTTAGCCACTCCAAGATATGAATAAGCCGCTTGTAAACCATACTCGTTTAATTCATTTCCGTGTAGTGGGTTATTAGATGAGTCTGTGTAGAAAGTCGGATTACCAAAAGTTTCTGTCAACTCTCTTTGACTTGTAATTAGGTATACTTTGTTCTTGTTGGCCGCAGTAGTGCCTGCCGCAGTTCCTGTTCCTGTGCCAGATGGTTTGCTTTCAGCAGTTGCGACAACAATTAAAGGTGTTGTTGCACCGGCGGCAGGGGTATAGAAACTTTCGTCAATTACACTTACTTCAACGCCTGGTGATGATAGTGCCATGTTCTATTCTCCTTGTATGGTTTAATTCTATATCTAAATGTATTTATGTATTTGTAGGAAAAAGTACGCTAATAATCACTATCAAAAGGGGTAAAAAAGGGCGTGTTAAATACAGTTATGAGTAGACCTTTATGTAAACAATGCCGGAAACGTCCTGTTGCTATTAACTACTACAAGGGCAAAAAAGCATACTATAGAAGCAAGTGTGACCACTGTGCTAGTGGTAGGGCATCAGGTATACCACTTTGGAAACAAGCAGGGTATGAACAAAAAGAAAAATGTGATAAGTGCGGGTTTACTAGTAAGCACAAAGAACAGTTTAACGTGTATCATATAGATGGAAACTTATCCAACTGTAGACACAGTAATTTAAAAACTATATGTGCTAATTGTCAAAGATTATTGCAAATGCAGGGTGCTATTTGGAAACAGGGAGACCTAACACCTGATTTCTAACTTTGTTATGTAGGTCTTCAAGATCACCGTCGTTTTCAATAACATCGTCAACTTTTTCGCCTACCCAAGCATATTCGCTAATATGTACATCTGGGTGATGTTCTCGCATCTTGTCAACCCATACCATATTTTTAGTAGTTTCTGACATCTTGTTTGCTTCGTTTTGCTTTAATGCATCTTCAAACCATTCAGGATCAGACCCACGTTTAACACGGAATACTTTACCACGCAAACGTTTGATCATTTTAATTTCGTTGGGAAAACGTACATCGCTAATAACAGCATCTTGCTTCATTTGTAATAGTTTGCTTTCTAAACTAGCAATCCATATGTCGTCATGAAATCCTTTACGTAGAACATCTGTACCCCAGTATTGTAATACCCAACGCGGAGTAAGTTTAGGCATATCTAGTTTTTCTGCCCACCATTCATCTACTTCTTCACGCCAAGCACGTGACTCTTCTGTATTACCTTCTAGTGCTTCGCGATCCCAGCCAAATACTGCTGAAACAGCATCTTTAAGAGTAGTAGCAAAACTAACACGTTTAAACCCCCCGTCGCTGACTAGTGTATCAGCACAGGTATCTTTTCCAGACCCAATCAGGCCTACGAAACCAATAATCATAGTAAGTTTATGTATCCCATGTAAAAGTTTATTATATGCTGTTAGAATGAAAAAGTCAAGTACTTTTAGCCAATTATGAACGATAATGGTGTAGAACCATCAACATAATTTGCCAAATCTTGCTCTAATTTTTCAATATCACCTTGTGCATCTGCTTTAAGGGCATCACCATTTAAACTAGTGCCGCCTTGAGGAGTTGCGATTGTTGCAAATTTACCACGTGCTTCACCAATCATATATTTGCAAGTTGCTAGAGTATAATCTTTTAACCATTGTCCTGCATAGGGATCACCTAGTAGAACAAAATCTGGTCTTTTATTATACACTGCTAACATCACAGACTCAGCACCCCGTGGTCTTTGCATAATTGTTAGTTTGTGGTTTACAGGATCAAATTTAAAGTTAATGAATGAGCCAAACATTTTACCTACAAGTTCTTGATAACCAGCAAAAGCAAAGTATGTTGCTAGTCCTCCCATTTGTGTTGAACTTAATAGATAGGTATTTGTGTATGCAAGGTTAAATGGTTCAAATACAGTACCACCTTGTCCGCCACCGCTTCTTGATCCAATACTTCTGCGGAATACTTCTTTTACACTTTGAATCTCATCAGGTAAAATATAGTCATTTGTATCTTCCTGAAGTTCTAAAAATGCGTATGATTCTTCTACAGAATTCTCTGCTCTTTGTCTATATTTGCCTAATGCTTTTTCTAATGCAACTTCATAGTGATCAACGTCAAGTTCAACATCAATCATGCCATCACCTAGCATTTTGCCAACATAGTTAAAAAGTTTTGCTTTTGCGGTATCTAATTGTGTGCTCATGTAATTATTTATTCGATCGCACTTCCAATAAATACATTTGTTATGCCAAGATTGAGTTTATACAAACCAGAGAAATCCGCTGACTATCGCTTTATAGATAAGAACATATATGAAGCATTTCAGATCGGCGGTACAGACATATTTGTACACAAATACGAAGGCCCTGTTGAGCCAGGCGTAGGTACACCTGCAGAACCAAAAGGTGTTAGTGATATACCTGAAACAAAAATACAAGATTTGCTATTTTTAGAAAATAGAGATAGAAAATATTCCGACGATGTATATACACTTCGTGGAATTTACAATGTGCAAGATTTAGACTTTGATTTATCACAGTTTGGTTTATTTTTACAAAACGATACTGTGTTTATTACATTTCACTTAAACAAGAGTGTTGAAGCAATTGGTAGAAAACTAATGAGTGGCGATGTTTTAGAATTGCCTCACTTAGTAGATGATTACGCATTAAACGATTTTCAAGTATCACTAAAACGCTTTTATGTTATTGAAGATATAAGTCGTCCAAGTGAAGGATTTTCACAAACTTGGTATCCACATTTATTACGTGCAAAATGTAAACCTATTATGGATAGTCAAGAATTTAAAGATATTTTTGACAAAGAATCAGGTGAAGAAGGTAAGACATTACGTGATGTGCTTTCAACATACGAAAAAGAAATGCAAATCAACGAACAAGTTATTGCACAAGCAGAAGCAGACGCACCAAAAACAGGATACGATACAGAAGAATTTTTTGTTGTTCCAACTGATGATGCAGGTGATGTAAATATTAAAGATGACGGAGTAAACACTCCTACACTACAAACACCGGGCGGAAATTATTATATTGCATATGGTGGCGGCGATGGTTTACCTGCTAATGGTTCACCATATACATTTGGTACTTCATATCCAAATAGTCCTGCTAAAGGTGCATACCATTTAAGAACAGATTACTATCCTAATAGACTGTTTAGATATGATGGCAATCATTGGATTAAAGTTGAAGATGGAGCAAGAATGAGCCTTACAAATACAGTTCAAAACAGTTATGTCACTGACTTTGTTAATGAAGATGCAACTAGAACTGAAGATGGACAAACAAAAAATGTACGTACTGCATTAAGTGAAGCACTTAAACCGGAGGCAGATAATTAATGGATCATTTTTATGACGGACAAATAAGAAGATTTGTCACACAGTTTATTCGTGCTTTTTCAAATTTTTCTTATAAAGACAATGCTGGTACATTGCGTAAAGTTCCTGCTACATACGGAAACTTAACACGTCAAGTAGCACACATTATTCGTGACAATAGTGAAAACAAAGTTATTAGTGCACCTCGTATTGCTTGTTATATCACAGGATTAGAGTATGCACGTGAGCGTGTACAAAGTCCGACACACGTTGATAAATTACATTTTAGAAAACGTGATTATAACGAAGCAACACAGCAATACGAAGATGTTCAAGGGGTTGGTAATACTGTTGAACGTTTGATGCCTGTACCATTTACACTAAGAATGAAGGCAGATATTTGGTCAACTAATACAGATCAAAAATTACAAATTATGGAACAAATACTTGTTCTATATAACCCTGCACTAGAAATACAAACAACAAACAACTATGTTGATTGGACTTCACTTAGTTTAATTGAACTAGCAAGTGTAAACTATTCAACTAGAAGTATTCCGCAAGGAACTGAAACAGAAATTGATATAGGTGAAATGGAATTTACAATGCCTATATGGATTACACCTCCTGCTAAAGTTAAAAAACTTGGAGTCATTGAAAAAATTATTATGAATATTTTTGATGAGTCAGGAAGTATTAGTGACGGCTTTATTGATGCAACTATTCCAATGGCAACAGTTGTTAAATCTCCAGGCGATTTTAAATTACTTGTATTAAACAATACTGCTAAACTACTGCATACCGGAGAAGGTGTTTCAGAATCAAATACAGGTATCTTTACTAGAACAGGCGATCCTATTAGTTGGTTTAAACTATTAGATCAATATCCAGGGAAATTCACTGCCGGTACTAGTAGTATTAGATTACTAAAGAGCGATGGTAATGAAGTTGTTGCTACAATTAGTTTAAACCCTACAGATGACAACGAAATGGTTCTTTCAATTGATAGTGATACTGTTCCAGAAAACACAGTATTAGCAGACAGTGTTAATAGTAGAGGAACAATAGATGCTATTATTGATCCTACAAAATATGCCCCAGACTACTCTACAATAAGTGCTGGAACAAGATATCTAATACTAAATCCAATTAATCCAAATGTAAAAGGTGATAGTTCTGACGCAAATGCAAATGCCTGGCAAAATGCTGATGGTTCTGTATTTAAAGCAGAAGAAAATGACATTATAGTTTGGACTGGAACACAATGGGAAATTGTGTTAGACGCAAGTGGCACAAATAGCGGAGCCGATTCTGCTTCCTCACCAGACCCAGTGTATATAACTAATACATATACTGGTATTCAGTACAAGTTAGATAATGGTGCTTGGCTGAAGAGTTTTGAAGGTGAATATGAGGCAGATGAATGGAGACTAGTTCTGTAAAAGATATAATTTGTAGTGGTGCATTGTTTTATGCAAAGGACACCAGTCGCTTTTTATTCCTACAAAGAACAAAACATAAAACAGCAGGCCAATGGGGTCTTGTTGGTGGCATGAGTGAAGAAGGCGAAACGCCTTGGAAAGCACTTGAAAGAGAAATCTTAGAGGAAGTTGGCAAAACTCCAAAATTTGAAAAAATTATTCCTTTAGAATTATATACTTCAAAAGACGAAAAGTTCTTTTTTCACACTTATATTGTTGTAGTAGAAAAAGAGTTTATTCCTACATTAAACAACGAGCATTCAGGATATGCATGGACATATGCTAAAGATTATCCAAAACCTTTACACGTTGGCTTACGTAATACACTTCAAAGCAAAGTAAATCAAACAAAAATTGAAACAATAGTTGAAGTAGTTAAAAGTTTATGATCAAAGTTATTGGCGACATAATGTTAGATCGATGGATCTATGGTAATGCTGATCGTGTCAGTCCCGAGGCTCCGGTACCTGTATTAAAAGAAGAAAGTCAAGAATACAGTGTAGGTGGTGCAGGAAATTTAGCACTTAATCTTGCAAATTTAAATGTAGAACTAGACTTGTACTCAGCACTTTCTCAAGATAAAGAAGGGTTTAAAGTCTTAGAATTATTAAAAAATTATACAACGTTAAGCAGTAATATTGTTCTTGATTCTAAAACAACTACAACAAAGACTCGTTTAGTTGGCCAAGGTGGACAACATATAATGAGATGGGATAGAGAAGAACATTACATTGGCGATTTAAAAAATAGAATAGATTACAATGAAGATTTTTATGTTATAAGCGATTATAATAAAGGTGTTATTGACTTAGAATTAATGAGCAAATTAAAGAATAAAAAAGTTTTTGTTGATCCTAAGCAAATGCCACAAATGTATAAAGATGCATTTTTAGTTAAACCAAATATGTTTGAGTTTAGATCATGGTTTGGAGATTTTTCAGTTTCAAAAGCAAGACAAAAATTAAATGATTTTTATTGGACTTGGTTAGTAGTGACTGACGGTGCTAACGGTGTTTACGTTATCAACGAAACAGATGATTGGCATTTTAAAGAAGAAGTAAGAGAAGTGGCTGACGTCACGGGGGCAGGAGATACATTCCTAGCAGTGTTAGTGTATGCTTATGCTACAAAAAACATGACTATACCTGATGCTTGTAAACTAGCCTGTTATGCTAGTGCTAGGAATGTTGAAAAAAGAGGTGTGCATTTAGTTTCTTTTGAAGATTTAAATAGAGGAATTGTTTGGACAAACGGTGTATTTGATATACTACACCCTGGACATTTAGAGTTATTAAAATACTCAAAAAGTCTAGGAAGAAAACTTATTGTTGGTATTAATGATGATGAAAGTGTAAAAAGATTAAAAGGTCCTACAAGACCTATTAATAACTTTTTAATTAGAAAACAACAATTAGAAATGCTACCATGGGTCGATGAAGTTGTTGTTTTTACTGAAGATACTCCGCAACAAATATTAGAAGATATTAGGCCTGATATTATTGTTAAAGGTGGGGACTATACAACAGAAACAACAGTTGGACACGAACTTGCTGAAGTTAAAATTTTTCCAACTATTGAAGGTCACAGTACAACAGATATCATTGGAAGGATTAAAGAATGATTGTTGAAGCATATTTGCCTAACTGGAAAGACTACGAAGAGATTTATAATGAGTGGTCAAACAAATCTTCTGACAACTGGAAAACACAGTCAACAACAGTAGGGTTTGATATTGGCCAACCTGGTATTCCTAATTCTTTTGATGTAAAACTAAAAGAAGATTATAATAAAGCAATACAACAAATTATTCCTAATTGGTCATTTGGAAAAATATTAAACATTTGGGGTGTTTATTATAGAGATTATGGATATCAAACTGTACATAGGCACAACCAAAACAGTGTAGCAACTATTCTTTATTTTGATACACAACCTGAAGAAGATAAGTTGACAACACTTAATGGTTTATTTTATACTATACACGACGATCAACACAAAACAATTAAACCAGAACCAGGAAAATTATTATTAATTAATTGGGACGTTTGGCACGGAGTGTATCCTGCTAAAGAACCTAGAAGAAGTTTTATGGTGGATTTTGCTACATGAATATTTTAATTACAGGAAACGAAGGATTTATAGGACAAAACTTATCAACGTATTTGGTAAGTAAAGGACACACAGTAGAAGGATTTGAATGGAAAGGAGATGGTATTATACCTGACCCAAGTACATATGATTGGGTTATACACCTTGGCGCAATTAGTTCAACAACTGAAACAGATGTTGAAAAGATCATGAAACAAAATTACGAATTTACAATGAATCTTTTACAAATTTGTGATAGAATGGGTGTTAATATACAACTTGCAAGTTCAGCAAGTGTGTATGGTCCTGGTTTAGACGGATTTAAAGAAGAGTCTAACTGTTTACCAAAAAGTCCATATGCTTGGACAAAGTATCTAATTGATCGTTGGTTAAAAGAAGCAGGAGTAAATGACTTTAATATGCTTGTACAAAGTTTTAGATACTTTAATGTTTACGGACCGCACGAAGATCATAAAGGCGACCAAGCAAGTCCTGTGCATAAATTTACACAGCAAGCCAAAGATAATAAAGTTATTAAATTATTTGAAAACAGTGACAAGTATGTAAGAGATTTTGTTTGTGTTAGCGATGTATGTCGAGTACATGAAGAAATGTTAACACAAGACACTAGTGGTATTTTTAATGTAGGCACAGGAACAACTACAAGTTTTAAAGAAGTTGCTGATGTAATTGCAAATAAGTGGGGAGCAAAAGTAGAAACTATTCCTATGCCAGAAAATTTAAAAGGACAATATCAAGAATATACTTGTGCAGACTTGACAAATTTAAATAAACATTGTAAAATAAACGATTATATGACAGTAAAGGAATATATTAATGCCTACTAATGATGAAAATACACCAGAACGTTTAAACGGTAAAGTTGAAAAAGCGTGGGGGTATGAATTAATTTGGGCAACCAACGACAAGTATTGTGGCAAAATACTTTTCTTTGAAAAGAAAGGCTCTAAGTTTTCAATGCACTTTCATAAGGAAAAAGACGAAAGTTGGTTTGTTAATAATGGAAAATTTCTTTTACGTTATATTGATCCACGCACTGCAACTATGCACACAAAAGAACTTAATCCCGGCGATGTTTGGAGAAACCCGCCATTATTGCCGCATCAATTAGAAGCATTAGAGGATAACAGTTCAATTACTGAAGTGAGTACTGCTGATAGTGTTGCTGACAACTATAGAATTTTACCAGGCGATTCGCAAACTACTTAGTTTTCTTTTTAATCCAACGATAGGCCGTATAGCCTAACAATAGTACAATAATAGTACCAATTCCATCTATCCAAGATGTTTCGTTCATTGCTCTGATTAGATCTGCTGTAATTTCCATTATGCTTGTGCCTCTGACCAACGTAGAATAAGTTCGCCTGATACAGCACTACCTGATGTTTTATACACGTTAATTGCTAGTACGTCTGGACCGTTCGGGAATGTACCTCTACCACCTAGTGTGGTATTAGTTAATTCTTTAATGAACGACAAGTCTAGTGTTGAACGCTCTCCAGGTCTAGCAACAAAACCAAATATTGTTTCACCTGGTTGTGCATACGGTGGTGCTGTAAAGTCAAATGTCACTGTTGTAGTACCTTTATTAATAGTACTACTATCTGTACTTTGTGAGAATGAAACTGCATAATATTCCACGTTGTTCCATTCTTTTAGTTCAACTGTAGAAACAGATGTGTTAGCAGGAAAACGTGTTTCACTTGATGCTACTGATGTACCTTGTGTTGCGCCTGATGCTTCCCAAGTTGCTTTTGTAAAATACATTTCAGATGTTGGTGCATCTTTGAATGTATTTGTAATTGTAGTAGTGACTGCTGTATTTTGGCCAACTGTACCGCTTGGTCTTTGACTAATATCCAACCTAACACCATTTACATACTGTCCAGCGACATGGTCATATAAAAAGTCACCTGTATTAACTCTTGTAATCGTTGTACCTGCGGCAATATTTGTACCAGTAATTGGTTTACCAATTGAATCATTAATTGTCGCTTGATTTGCTAGATAGTCAGTTTCTTTAATATACAGTGTTTGTCTTCTATCTGAAACTGATCTCCAATACGATTGGTTAGTATTATATTTTTGCCATACTTGAACGTTAAATGTAATTGGTGCCTGTGTTGTTGCTGTTGTTGTGACTGTTGAAGCGCCGCCGTTCCAGTTAACAGAACCACCCGGTGCAATCTGTGCGAAACTTGGCTGTCCACCTTGTGCAACACCTGTTAGACCCTGCCAACCAATGTCATCTGGATTGACTGGATAGTTTTGCGGATTAAGCACACCTGCAACAACAATGTTTCCTGTTTGTCCACTAGCGTTTGGTTCTGTAGTAATTTCAAGACCTTCTAGTAGCAACTGTGCTCTGTTAATAAGTTCTCTTTCGCCCAAGTCACCTGTTAGTGCATTAGATACACTAGGTGCTAGTCTAATTAGGAAAGACGTAAATGGTGTTGTACTAAACTGTGTACCTGTGGAAGTATATGAGAATAAGAATCCTCTATCTGAATCAAAACCACCGTCTGTAATAAACGAAGAACCCCAGTGTTGAATAATTGGCGTTGTAGTATTACTTGCTAGTACCATTCCTGTCTTAGCACTGTGCGAATCCGCTGGGCCTGCTGTGTATGTTCTGGTTGCACCTGAAGCAAATTGCTGTAATGGTGCTTCACGTGTACACCCGATTAACGTGTTTCCGTCAATACTTGAATATGTAATTAATTCGTTGTCAATGTATACTGTACCGCCATCTTCAGGAAAATCACTAGCATCTTCTAACTCAATACTTGTGTCACTAAAACTGATATTTGATTTTAGTTTACCAATAGCACTTTCGTTAATGACTTCATAACGCACAGGTTGGTTTCCTGTTCTCATATATGCTTCTGTGTTAATATTTGAATTACGCATTCTATGAGCCATGATAAAATTACCATCACTGCCTCTAAACATATAATCAATAAATCCAGCACCATACCATGAGTATTGAATTCCAATCATCTGCATATATGAAATATCTAAATCATAACCCGATTTGCCTGTTCCATCACACTTATCTCTATTCCAATGATCTTGTCTTGCTTTTTTATCAACAACTTTAGCCATCTTAGCACCACTAATATTGCTAATACCTCTATAGTCAGGCGATACGTTAATACTTGATTGATTGTTAACTTTTGTCACAACGTGAGTCATACCACGAATAACAATTCTATCACCAACACTTAATTGGTCTTGAAATCTAGTATTTGTTCCTGTAATTTCGTTTTGATCTTTATATGCTGTACAAGTACCCGATAACTGGAAAGTAGCACTTCGTTGTACACAATACAAGTGTTTACCAGTGTATTCAAAGAAGATACCATTTTGATCATCATATGTTCCTGCTCTAACAACAGCACCGTGCCATAATCTAGTTTGACACTGTGGATTATCTGTAAGTGTTGCAGTAGTATCACCTAAGATATATTTTGCTCTTACAGTAAAACTACGTTCGTCAATAACACTATCTACAGCATACTGCCCGTTATATCCTGCTGTTTCAATACCTTTAATTCGAATAGTTGCTCCAACTTGTAGACCGTGATCTACATCATCTGTTGTGACTGTAATTGTACTATTAACCGCAGTTCCGTCTGCAGATGCATTTAAAATATCATAACTTGGTGCAAACAAAGCACCAGTTGTGTACATAATACCTTTACCTGACTGGTATCTAATATATTTTTTACTTTGACGTATTGCCTGTGCGCCATGTACCGGTGAACCTGTTCCTAATTGTACACCACCGTCAAATGGTCTATGTACAAAGAATGCATCCGGTCTAGGATAAACTGTTCCTCGAATTGGGTTGTCATTATTTGTTCCAGTATCGATAGCACCAACCGACAGTGCTTGATACGAAATTTGATCTAAAGCACTTACTGCCGTTGCAATAAATGATCCTGCCGCTAGGTAGTGATTGTTTCCTGTTCCATCAGTTAAATCATCTCCTGATTCAACACTAACAATAAATGTTGAACCTGGTAGTAGACCATGAGGACTACCAAACGCAACACTAATTGTTGCTAGAGCATCAAAATCAACATCACTTCCTTGTGCTAGAGCACCTGTTGTTGATTCAGACATCGAAATTGTACTATAAACACTTATTGTATCACCTGCTTTTGCGGAACCTGTTCCACTTGCTGTTGTAAAACCACCAGTACCGTCAACTGTATCAGCAGACACTATTAAATCATTTGCAGGAGACTCTCCACCTAAATTATTGCCTGCAATAGTAATTCTATTTCCAATCTTATAACCACTACCAGGTGTGTTAATAGCACTAATAGTATAAACACCGTTGTTTCTATTAATGTCAAAACTTGCACCATTTCCTGCCGGAGCATCGTTAAATCCTTCTACGCTTGTAAATGATCCATTACCACTTACAGCACTACCACTTGCACTTACGTTAATAACGCCACCAATACTGTCAACACTTCCAGTGACTGTTAATGTTGCATCGTTAACGCCGTTTGTACCTCCAAGATCACTACCTTGAATTACAATTTCGTCATTAACTGCGTAATCTTGGCCAGCGTCAACTACTGTTGCACTGTAATTTCCGCCGCTTGTTGAAATATTAAATAGAGCACCGCTACCAACTAACAGTTCGTAGTTATTATTATCAACACTTTCATATGTTTGACTGTTTAAACCTGTACCACTTTGTGAAAATGTTTGAATTGTTCCATTAACATCAACACTGTCAACTGTTAATGTTAAATCATTTGTAGGACTTGTACCACCTAATTGGTCACCTGAAATAACTAGTGTATCACTAACAGCAAAGTTTGAACCACCATCTTGTAAAGTGACAATGTATGTTGTTGCATCTTTTTGTACATCAATACCAGCAAGTGTTCCAGAACCTCCTGTTGTATAACTTAAACCTGTATAATTTACGTTTGCATCAGTTGCAGTACCACTAACACTAACTGTTAAAATATTACCAAAACTGTCAACACTAGTCACAGTAATTAAACAGTCATGTGTTCCATCGAGGCCGCCAAGTACACTACCTCTTACATTGATTCTATCGTTTACAATAAAATCAGTAGAAGCATTTGGACTAAAAATTTCAACACTGTAAGATCCACTAGTTTTTGTAATATTAAACTGTGCGTTAGTACCATTACCACCTTGTGTTGTACCGCCTAAGTTATTATATGTAGCAACACCGTCAAAACCTGTTCCACTAGCAACAAAGTTAATAACAGCGCCTGGAGTATCTGAGTCAGTGACTCTAATTTCAATATCATGTGTTCCTGACTGGCCGCCAACACTACTTCCGTCAATTATAATATAGTCACCAATTTCATAACCACTACCAGGTTGATTTCCTACGACATTATAAGTTCCATTAGTTAATGTGACATCAAATGTTGCTCCAAGACCTTGTGGACTAACATTAAAACCTTCAACTCCAGTATAATCAATATTATCACCAGCATAGGTTTTTCGTGTTCCGTTTGCAAGGTTAACTTGTGTTCCTGCAATACTATTAATAAAGTTTGCTTGGCTGTCATCGTCTATGGCCATATTTTGTAAAAGACCAGTAGCATCAGAAACCGTAATTGTTTGGCTTCCTTGCGGAGCATCTTCTGCAATCGTAAGTGTAAGTTCAGGATTACCACCATCACCAATAACACCTGTGACTTGCGTTCCTGTTGGAATAAATGCTGAGCCAACATCATCTAGAGGAGCACCTAGTTCTGGAACACTACCATAAAATGGCAATCTACTAGAACTAGTTGGTGTTGCTAGTGCTAGAGTAAATGTTCCTTGGCTACCGTTTGATGTGACTGTAAACGAAGGTGAATCAGAAATATTTGATCCTGTATAAAATCCGCCTTGTCTTAGTTGAATGTACGGAGTATACAGTGTTTCTGGATCAGTGACACCAACTTTTGCTTTTGCATAATATTCAAATGTACTATCAGATGGTACGCCTGTAATAATAAACGAACCTTCTGCTCTGTTAAAACCTTTTACACTTGGTTCTAAACCTTTAATAGTAATTGGTTGTCCAATACTAAATCCATGATTACCTAGTGTTGTGACTGTAATTTTTGATTGACCAATTCCGCCTGTACCTGACGATACGTCTGAAGTCACGTTTGCAACAGTAGCATCAGTTCCTGGAACTTCATAAATTGAAGGATAACCTCTTAGCATTCCAATCGCTTGCCATTTAGTAGGCTGTAGGCCATACTCAAAGTCAGCGTCAAGCATTGATAATGGATTAGCAACACGATTACGTTCAATAGCATCAGTACCAAAATCAAATGGTCTTGTAATTGTTTCTTGTTTATCTACAAAAATTTGAATGTTATCAGTTGATGCATTTCCTGTTGTATCTGCATATAGTTGGATTGTTGTTAAGTAATCTGAAGTTTGTGTATAGTCATAATAATCATCATCGTGTTCAAAGTCTAACTGAGAAAAATCTCTTTCTCCATTATCAAACTTTTTAAATTTTGTTTCGGCTAATAGGTTGGTATCAGTAAAGTTATATAATACTTTACCCCTTGTGACGTTTGAAATTAATAGAATATCTTCTAAATTAACTTTTCCAAGTATCTTAATTCTTGTATATCCGTTATACTCTGTGTCTGGCAGTTGCCCTAGGCCACTAGTAATAACATTGATGATAATATCAGCAAGGACTCCAACAGCAGTTGAAGCATCTGCTTCGCCAGTTTCACCTGTTGTGACTTGTGGAACTGCTGATTGATACGGACTGCTTTGAACAGTTTTTGTAAGAATATTACTTTGAATTAATCCTTTTAAAAACGTATGTGTTTCAATTTCTGGAGTTCTAGAACCGTCTACTTGAGGAGTGTCGCCGTCCCAATATCTATTAGCAACATATACAGTTTCTTCATTACCGCCATAACGTAAATCGTTTTGATATGCATTGATTACGTATCCAACGTCTCTATCACACTTGGCTGAATCGTAAGTATATCCATTCCAATCACCCAATCCCTCTGCAACTTTTGCGGAAATAAAGGCTTTGACTTCTGCTTTCATAAAAGCAATGTTAGCATCAAATAATGTCCAAGCATTTGGATATTTGTTCCCTGCAAAGGATATACCTGGTGTAAATTTATATTCTGTAATTCGGGTTCTTGCCATGTGTTTTTCCTATTATCTTATACTATTTACCTTTATTTTCCATCTTTAAGAATTAATCGGATTTGCCCGACAGTGTTGTTCCATATCTTGAATTAAATTTATTAAACAAAAATCTGTTATTGCCACCTAAAAGAGACCTGTTATTTGTATATGAAGCATCATCTCCTGGATTATATATAAGATTTGTTTTTGCATTTCCAGTAATCCAGGCCTTTACTTCTGCCGGTGTTGCTTCTGGATTAACTTGCAAATATAATGCACACATTCCAGCAACTTGTGGACTGGCCATGCTAGTTCCTGAAATATTTACTTGTTTAAACTCGCTATTCAAATAATAATCTTGACCGTTGAATCTGTTTGTATTACTACAAGCACTCATAATGTCAGTTCCAGGTGCCCAAACATCTACGCCAGGGCCGCATTCTGAACTTACATTTTTCTGCTCTTCATCAGAGCCAGCAATTTGAGAGTCAATATTTCCTACAATAATTGCTTCGTCGTCGTATGGAGAAGCACCTCTATGATAATACCTAGCACCATAAAATGTTGAATTATAATAGTTGTCATAATCATCTCCTCCAGGAACATCAATTTTTTGGTATGAGTTTCCTGCCGCAACACAAATATTAATTCCTTCATCAATCATTTCTTGTATTTCTATATCAACTGAACTTACTCTTGTACCATATCTATAACCTGCTAGGCCGTAATAGGCTCCAACCATGCCATATTGTGTTTCTCTACTTGTTCCTGACCATGGTGTACCTCTATAAGTACCACCATTGATATTTGAAAAATAAGTTCCATATCCCCAACTCATATTAACAACTGTTGGTCTAAACTTTTTAGTTGTTGAATAAATTGCTCCAGGCAACGCACTTACAAATTTGTGAGTTGTTGTGTCTGAAGAAATTCCGATATTAACAGTAATAGTTGTTGACGTAGTTCCGGTGATTGCAACTTCCTTATCATAGTACGGATCGGTTCCAGTACTATTAGGAACACCAACACCCCTTGGATAATCATGTACTGACGCATCGTTGTCTTTTGCACACGTAAATCTTAAACTTCCTGCTACAATTCTTATTTTGTCACCTACAACAAACGGGTGTGTTCCTAAAGTTAAACTCATTACTCCGGTGCTTGGAGTATATGTTGCCGCTGTTGGTGTAAATTTACTTTGTTTTCTTCTGTGCCATTCTTTAATAACATCAAACGCATCTGCTGTTGGAATTCCTGTTCCGCTATCTCCACTTCCTTCTAAACCACCAAGTTTTACACTGTATATTCTAGCATTTTTTGCCCAACCATAATTTTTACCTGCTACTGTGCCAGCAACGTGTGTTCCGTGGCCGTCATAATCTCTATAATGATTAGCACTCTGTGTTCCAGTTAGACCACTAGCATCATACCAATCAATTTGTTGTAAACGAGTATTACCTTGTGCATCTTCCCATTCAGGGTGATCTACTTCTATTCCGCTATCTTGAATTACAACATCTACTCCTGTTCCGTCTAAATGATATGTGTATCCTCCAGATACATCTGAACCATCATAAGGATTAGTTGTAGCATTAACTCTTGGCAATCCCCAATTTTGAAAATCGCCTGCAGATTCGGTTGTTTTTGTAAAGTTTCCTGTTTGTTCTACTGATAAACCAATTTCAATATCATCTCGTTGATCTGCTGGAAGTTCAACACAGTAGACTCTATTATCAGAACGAAGTGTTTCTGCTTCGCTGTCTGTAAGCATATAATGAGTTAGTCTTTGTGAAGCAGGTCTAGGGTTTGCAACAGATACTGCTCTATTAGGAATGGCTCCTGAGCCTGTTATTCTAATCATTTCAGCGTTAAACTGTACAAAGTCTACGCCTCTATTAAGACCTACAATATATTCTCTTTCCATACTATGCCCCAAACACTATCGAATAAACAATGTCAGCAGAGTCAACATATTCTCTAGTTGTCACTGATTGTGGATCACTTGATCTTGTAATATTCTCTGACATTAATAATTCTGTAAATTTTCCTGTAGAAGGTTTACCCGCTCCTATTCTAGTATTTTCAATTGATGTATTCACAACTGGTAAATTGCTACCAGAGGAAGTAATTCTTCCTTGTTCAATATCGTTAACAGTAAACACAACAGCATTACCTGCTTTAAATTCTAAATTAGACTGAGATTCTAATGTTGGCTCACCCGCTGAATCAATTTTAAAACTTTTTGCAATAACATTTCCGCCAACAAATAAGTCTTTTGCAATACCTACGCCGCCAGCAGTAATTAATGATCCAGTAGTAGGACTTGTTGACTGTGTAGTATTTGTTAGTGTTAATTGTCCACTTTGAGAAATATTTGCATTAACAGCAAGGTCATCTCTAAATTCACTAGTTCCAGTGACTAATAAACTAGTAAAACTACCAATACCTGTAATTTCTGGATCTACAAAAACAAAATCGCCTCGAATAGCATTTGCTACATCAGCATAATAATATCCACTTGCAGTTGCAGGAACTACCCATTCAACATATCCATCTTGTTTATTATGTGCTAAATTACCTGTAGAAACAGTACCGTCTTTAACGTGTTGAATATCTGCTGTGACTAAGTTATCGTTTTCGTCTCTAATATTAAAACTAATAGATGTTAGATCTAAATTAAAACGATAAGTTCGGCCTTTTGTTAATGTAATATCTGGATTTCCGTCTGTTCCATCAACAGTAAAGTTTCCATTTGATTCACCTATTGCAATTTCAACTGTTGTGAGTGTATCAGAAACCTGTTGAATAATATCTTCAATTGGTGTTTCACTTGATAAACTTTTTACAGATACATTACCGTCAGCATCAACCGTAAATCCCGGTCCTTTGAAGCCATATTTACTGAAAAATGGATTTAGTGTGACTGCCATTTAAAATCTCCTATACACATATTTACCAAATTGTAGTAAACTGTTATACAGGAGGATTAATGGTTTTAAAGTATGTTGCTTGAAATAGCACTTTTGCACCAGCCATATCTGTGCTATCTTCTTCTTGTGGAGTGACAATTAAGTCTACATAAGAGTTATTGACTGTTGCTTTTACTTCCAAAATATGCTGTCCTAGATTACTACGTCCGTATACGGTTAAATCTGCTGTATTTTTACCTGCTGTGACTATACATTTTATAATTTCTCTATTAAATGTGTCATAGTCAGCAACAATTGAATATTCAACAGCACAAAACTCTCCTAAATGCCACCTATCTAATCGTGTTTCAATAGGCAGACCCGCAAGTTTTTGCCACGGGCCTACATATGAAAAATTAGTGCCGTTTTTGAGAGCAAGTGTGTTTTTTGCACCTTTACTGAAAAAATACTTTAACCATTCCATGTTAGTATTTATTGATTCTTTAACGTAATCAACTTACCATGCTCTGGAAGATACAAGTATTCAATATCGCTTTGTTGTAGTGTCCAAAAAGCATCTTCTAGGGTTTCTACTAATGGTTCACCACCTAGATTAAAACTAGTATTAAAAATAATTGGAACTCCAGTTTTATCTTTAAATGTTTTAATTAAATCATAGTAGTGTTCGTTTTGATCTCTGTTAACACTTTGAATACGGCAAGTACCATCTACGTGAATAATTGCCGGAATTTTTTGTTCAACTCCTTCTTGGCAATTTACAGCATACATCATACTAGGCGAACTCTCCATGCCACGTAAATCAAACCATTCGTGTACATCTTCTTCAAGAATTGTACCAGCAAATGGACGGAAATATTCTCTGCGTTTTACTTGATTAACGTGATCTTTACCTTCAGGATCGCGTGGATCATAAAGAATACTTCTATTACCTAATGCTCTAGGACCATTTTCTGAACGTCCTTGGAACATTGAAACAATATTTTTATCTGTAATTAAATCAATTACTGTTTCGTGTGTAGCATCACTAACTTCTGCTTCATATTCTTCTGCAAGTTTAGAAATATCTTCATTGGTGTATTCGTATTTAGGACCAAGATAAAGTTTGTGTGTAATAGGAGAAACTGTATTGTCCTGTGTAATACTTCTATGAATAAACATTGCCGCACCCATTGCAGTACCTGCATCGTTTGAAACAGGCTCAACATAAATGTTAATTCCTTCATCTTTTAATGCATCTAAGTAGTGATAGTTTGCAACACAATTGAGTGCATAACCTCCTGAAATAACAATATTCTTTTCACCTGTCATTTCAACAGCACGTCTAATTAGATTAACAACTTGATCTTGTGTTTGTGTTTGCACAGCATAAGCCATATCTCTACGGTTTGTTAAATATGTTCTATCTGCCATATTAGATTGTGATTTTTGCATATCAATATCTTCTTCTAAGAAATCGTATGCAAGTCTATTAACCATTGCGCCATTTGGATAGTTAGGAATAATCAACTGTCTATTAACAGTTGGATGTTTACCTTCATTACTAAACAATGGTGGAATTTTATCATTCTCTTTACCATATGGAAATAGTCCCATAGTCTTACCTGCTTCAATAGAACTAAATCCGCAATATTCTGTGACTGCTTCATAAGATTTAGTAATACCTGCTCCGTCAGTAATTACACAAGTATGTGTACCATCTTCGTTGTACATTGAACTATCAAAGTTTGGATTTACTAAGTGTACACTAGGTTGTTGTACACCAATATGTTTCCAAATAGTTTTAAAGTTTCCTGGGTAGTCACAAGTAAAAATACTTTCAGTTTCCCAACCCATAATCATTTCGCCATTAAAGTTTAATGGAATGAAAGTGCCAGCACCGTCAACTACGACTGCTGTTGCTTTTTCAAAACCTGAACGATAAAACGCCAGTGCCGCGTGTAGTTTGTGGTGAACAAAACTCATGTCAATAACTTGACTATGCTCATATGGGTTATCTTTTCTATTGATTAAACCAATTTTTCTTGCAAGACCTGTATAAACATCGTCACCTGTATAATCAACTTTAGGTGCTGTTTCTTTTAGATTTTGCGTATGAGCAACTACAAGATAGTCAATTTTATCTGTATACTCTTTAATTTTAATCATTGAGGCAAAAGGGCCGCCGTCATACTTTTGTCTAGAAAGTCTTTCTTCTTCTACAGAAAAAACTACTTCTCCGTCTTTTAACAAGCATACACCAGAATTATGACCTCTGGCAATACCTGCAATCCATACTGGTTTCTTACTCATTATTTCTCCTTGGTAGCACTTGGATTAAATTTAGGTGGTACAACACCAAACTGTGAACTCATTGCAGTTGATGCCGCCATTGCTTCATTCATAGCCTGCGGAGGAGCCATCATTGGCATACCTTGCTGTGGCATATGATGTTGATGTCCGTGTTCGTGTACTACGCCATGCACAGGACAAACTTCACCTTGCTGTTGCTGGCCTTCACCTTGCAACTGTGCTTTCATTTTAATTTCTGTTTGTTTTGCTGGATATTTTTTAAGTCCATTTTGTACACTCTTAACAACTTCTTCAACTCGTGCTTCAGACATCTTCATAATACCGTCATTGATTCTGTCGCACATTTCGTCAGGTGTAATTCTAATAGGAGCATATTCTCTTTCTTTTTCACCTAGATCAATAATATCAAACTTTTTATGGTTAACGTGTGAAATGTTAATAGGATATGTACTTCCTGTAATTACTGTTGCTGGTGTATCAGTAGCATGGGCAATATGTTGTCCAACACTATCACAACCAATAAAATAATCACAGCCTTTGATTAGACCTGCCCATTGTCTTAGTGTAATTCCTTGCGGAATTGGAACCGGGACTTCGATTTTCGCAACACTAAAATCAATAGGCATTTCGGCCATAACCATCACTGCGTGATTCTTTTTCTGTAATTTTTTAATTAGATTGACTAGATCTTCATATTCAATACTTCTTGATGTGCTATCATTAAACACACCATCTCTATAACTAACACCTCTACCAAATGGTTGAATAATAATTACTTTTTCTTTTCCTGTAATTTGTCTTACTTCATTAAGTGTAATTTCACCATTAAGAACTTCTTCTCGATTTAACTTAATTGTAGGTATTGATAGTTCTCTTGGTTCATCAAGATTATTAATAATCATATCAAAGGCTTGTCCTAAACTTGCCTTTTGATTATAATAATACCAATTTCTGTATGGTTCTGGACTTACACAATTTCTATCTTTGATCTTGTCATTGAATAAGTGTTTGTGCCACAAATCGTATGCACGTTTGTCTAAGTCCGGGTGTCCTTTGTAAAATTCAGTACCACCCTCACAAACGATAATAAAATCATCGTCTGGATTTGCTTCTCTAAATTTTTCCAATGCTGGAATAGAAGCAATTACACGGCCAGCGCCACCGTTAATAAAAAATGCTGTTGATCTAGTCGTCATTTAAGCCCCTTGTAAATTACTATTCGTACGAATATTTACCGGGCATATTTTTTAGTGGATTAGAAAGTGGTTAGTTAAAACTTACGTTCTGGATCGTTTGCTTCGTCACGCTCAAAAGGATTACCTTCTAGGATATCACCTCTTGGGTTATCTGGAAAAGGCACCATCCATGGATCCCATTCATCTACAGGAAACTTGTTGCGTAGATTCTTAAGTTCTGCAATGTGATCAACTACCTTTTGTCTGTGTTCTGCATTAGCAGGATCTGACAGGCTTTCATCATTAATTAATTCTTGTTCACAATGCCAAACTAGATTATCGCGGGTTTGTAAGAATAATTCTTCGTTCATTGAAGGTTTTTCCCACGGAAATGGTTTAACAAATTCTTTTTTATCAAAATCGTATTTGATTTCATCTTGAGCATATGCTTCATTTGGAATAAGAGGTTCTGATTTCCAATAGTATACAGTATCATCGCCATCAATTTTCCATGTTTTACAAGGATAATTTGCTTCATCCCCCATGTCCATCCAACATAATGTTGCCAACAAAGGTTCTTTAGTAGCGTCAACTAAAATAGCATCGTGTCCTTGTCCTGCCCAACGTTCAATTTCTTCTTCTTGACTTTTGTTCTCAGGATCATATGCAAAAGCATCCATGCCCACTTCAAGCAATGATGTTTCTTTGTTAATAAATACCCAAATTTTTTCAGGGCCTTCGTATGTAAATGTTCCAGTCTTACCTAAGTCATTAGTTTGATATCCAAACTTATCAGGAACATCATATGTAAATTCAACTTTTACTTTAGGTAGCCATGATGGATGTTCGCTCATTATCTATCCTCCTCAGGTACAACACTGTTTTCTGTTGTATCAACTCTTGGATCATCTGGAAATGGAACCATCCATGGATCCCAATGTGTTGATGGAAATTTTTCTTCAAGTCCATTTAACTCATCAATGTAGTCATTTAAATCAGCAATAACATCGTCAAATTCACCATCAGCATTATCACGTGTTAAATCAGTAATACTTGATTGTGCTGAAGCAATAATTGCATCTTTACCGCTCCATAATTCATCCCATGTCATGTGCGGTTTTTTCCACGGATATGGTTTATTGAATACTTTATTAATTGGATCATAAGTAATTTCTCCAATTTCGTATGTATGATCTGGAGTAGGATTAGCCGCTCTTGAATAGTATACTGTTGTATCACTAGCATCTTGTTGTTCTCTAGTAAATTCTACTTGAGGATAATCTGCTTGATCAATGTTCATACTAAATGCAGAAGCAAGTACAGGATCTGTTTTTGCATCTACTAATACTGCATAAGCGCCGGCTCCGGCTTGTAATTCTTGTTGTTCTTGTGTGTTTGGATCACCGTCATCTGCAATCCAGCCATTTTCTGGCATAACTCTATTTGTTTCTGAATTGCAAACAATCCATAACTTTGCCGGACCAGTATAGGTAAAAGTAGTAGTCAAACCCAACTCGTTTGTTTGATACAAATACTTGTCTGGAATATCATATTCAAATGTAAATGTAATTTCTTTAACTGCCATTTTCTATCCTATATCTTTAATTATGATGTATACCATGTAATTCTAATCATTCCTGGAGTTCCATATGAACCACAGTGACATCCGCCTGACCATCTTACGTAAGTTGCTCCACCTTGTCCTGGAACATACTGTGAGTGTAGTCTAGCAAAACCTGTATAGTCTGCCGCCGCACAGTTAACAAATGTACTAAAGCCTCTATCGCCGCCTTGTACACCAACTGTACCACCGCACTTGTTAAATAATCCGCCTGGATATGGGAAGTGAATCTTGTGACAGCAATGTCCGCCACAGGCTCTGTGTTGCATCCATCCACGTACACCACATACCATAAAGTCACCACCACTTGCTTCAGCAGGGTTATCGTTAATACAACAATTACAGTTCCAAGCACGGCAACAGCAATAACCTGTCACATAACATCCGCAACCTGGGAAACAGAATGAACAGCCTGGTTTACCACCACCTGCACACATATTAACATTACAACCACTAATTCTTGAACGGCATCCTCTAAATCCATTTCTACCGTTGTGACAACAACTTTGTTGTCCTAAACATAAATCATAACACCATCCCTGTGATACTGAAATAGTTTTACGTGCATAAGCACCGCCACCACCTGGTGCACCATTCATACAACAACAAGATACACCACCTCCGCCTCCGCCTCCGAAGGTTTCAAATGTTGCTCTTACTGCATCTGCAGGAACAATAAATGCAAAACAACAATCAAACTGATAGTTATCGTGTGCATTGTCGCCGTTAAAGCAGTGTCTTTTGTATATAAATG